ATGACCTAACGTTGTTTCTATTTTTGCGTTTTAATACGAAAATGTCTGCGTAAACGCTTTACTTTTCGTACTCTTCTGGTACTCGCCTCTGTGGGAGGACGGTTCCATAAGCTTCGGTTACCAACTTGTTGCGGAGGTCTGCTTCGCCCATATCGGCGGCGGTAAGAGCCTCATCCATTGTCGGTGGTAGTACCGCTGGGGCTCCAGCAGCACCTGGCTGTAGTGGCTGACCTGGCTTGCCCCCAGTCTCTGGGTTAGGCATAGTGCCAGTAAGTTCAGCAATTTCTTGTTCAATTTGAGTCTGTAGCAACTTAAGGGCGCCATCGGCTGTAGCGTCGTCAAGGAGTTCCTGACGAATTTCATTAAGTTTTTCAGTTGGGAACTCTTCACCGAGGGTGCGAAGCGCACCTTCCTTAGACTCAAGACCTAGAGACAGCATCGACTGGACTTCATTAAGCGCAATCAACTTGTCTAGTGGCAGAGGTTGTGGGAAATGTACATATGTGAGGTAAGTCAATGGGTCATTAGGGTCAAGTCTGTCAACTTGTCCCTTCTTAAGTTTAACGTTTCTAGTTGGGTCCCAGATAAAAAGCTCTGGTTCTTTAATAGCAATACTTCTAAGTATTAGGTCATTAATGCGCTCAAGACCACGTGCATACTGAATAATCTTTTGGTGGTAGCGGTTCATTAAAGGCTGGAATTGGATAGACAGAGCAACGCCAGATGTGTTAGAGATAGGCTGTGCTTGACCTAAAGCAGTTTCAGGAATACCAATCATTTCGTGCATAGACTTCTTAAGCATTGCTAGGAAATCCATAGCGCCCTTAAGACCTTGTGCTCCACCTTCTAGGTTTTCTACCTTTGCGTCTTTTGGTAGACCACCCCAGACCTTGTTAGCGCCCTTTTCCAATTGTGAAGCTTTGGCACCAATGATGACTGTGACGGGAGCAGCGTGATAATTAACGATGTCAGCGATGTCAGTAGCAGTCTCGTTATAAGTACGGTTAATATTAATAACGTCATGACAATCGCTAAGACCCCAAGGGCTACCACTAACGCGAACATTTGGCATATGAACAACGGGAATAACACCAAGCGGATTAGGGCGCGAGTCAATAAGTTCATCATTTATATACTCCTCAATAATGTCATCAGTGAGGATTTCAGTATAAGTAAACACTTGACGTGTGCCTTCAAGAGAAGTACCCCAAAAACGATACTTTAATTTAAAACGGATGAGACGTTCGCGGTCATGTGGGTGAAACTCTGGAAAACAAAAAGATGCGTTAAGCGGAAGAATACGAACACGTCCTGGGTGTCCAAAACCAGAGGAGTCTGTCCAAGCTTCTTCGTATGCTACTTTAACAAAACAGTCTCCAGATACAGAGCCTTGCTGTCCCATCTCCCAAAGAACTGTTGCTTTATTGTTATCTACTTCCCAAACTCTTTCTAAGATATCTGGAACAATTGCTTCTGTTTCTTTTGGGGAACGGAAATTAACACCTTTACCAAAGGTGAAGTTAATAATAAAATCTGTGAATGCTCGGTAGTAATTAAGTACTAGTTGAGCGTCGCCTACCTGCCTGCGATAGGAGTAGTGGTGGCCAAGATACATAGCCCAGTTAAGAGAATAACGATTAAGACGCGGACCATGAACTTCGAATTCTTCATCTGCAAGCTCCACCAATCCTAACGGGGAAATGGAAATAGTTAAGTCAGAGGACGCTGCCCTATAACTTGGGGGAGAAAAATCAATGCCGCTCAACTATCCACCTTTTTCTTAAAACAACCAGGAAAGGGTACCACGCTATTTATTTTAGCGGAAGCGCTCGCCTCTGATATTACCCTTACCCACCTTCTTGGTGACCTTCTTCTTTTGTTGGTCTTCCTTTTTCTTTTTTTCTTCAGCGGCGTAGTCGCGAAAACGAGGGTCTACTTCCCTCTTGGATTTAACATACTGACCACCAAGTTGATTATAACGAGAACGAACCCAGTGGGCGGCGGCAGGGGAAGGATAAGTGGTGAACTTGGCGCGAGCCTGCGCAACTACCATGTTATAAAGTTTTGGATTAGCAGGTTCCTGCTTTTCCGTCTTCTTTACTTCTTTACCTTGAATCAGTGCCATAGTTAATCCTTAAATAGAAAGAGGACCAACCCTGCGCTGGAATGTTGCGCAGGGGTGGGTTAGCTCTTTTATTAGTCTTCGACTACTGCTGGGTTAGACTTATACTGGCGAGCGCCGTTGCGAACTTCTTGTTCGAAGCGGTTGTCACCGTGGTCTGCAAAAGCTCCAGCAGAAAACTCAGAAAGATTCTGTGGTGCTTCTACCCATGCAGCTGAACCAACGTGTGCACGCTCGCGCATTGTTTCCTCTGCGGTCTTTGTGTGCACTGGCTTATTACGATTAGGGCGTCCTGCAGCTGGCTCATAGCCCTGCATAGCACCATTAGTAAACTGTGTTGGGATGTCTGTATCTGTTGCAAGGCCTTCTTCAAAACGAAGTGGGCCACGCTGTCCAGGAGTCGCTGCAGAAACTTTACGGTCGTAAATATTTCCTGGACGCTCAGGGAACTTAGGGGTTGGGGCAATTGCCATTTTTATACTCCTTATATAAAGGTTGAGGACCTCGTATAAAAGTGTCCTACGTATTTGCCGTAAAGTCAGGCTAAAGTAGTAACTACCTAGAAAAGAACGGCGAGGTGGACACTTCTACGGAAGGCATGGTCATATCTAGGGTCAGGGACACGGCTATAGCCAAACTATCCGCATAATCGTCGTGGGCGTGGGCTTCGTCAGGGGCATGCGCTAAGAAGTTAGGTCCAGTAAATTTAGTTTCCAAGTCTGTCATTTGTTGGTAAAAGCGTTTCCATGTGCGCAGTCTTCTAGTCTTTGCGTGAGCAGGCCAGCCAATCATTCGTCTGTCAATTAGAGCTTTTAGATGTTTCCAACGCTTAGATTGCTCGGGTTGGCTGCTGTTTAGGGCATGAACCTCTGCTCTTGGGAGGAGGAGTTTGAGTCGTTGAGCAACTGCATCACCAACACCATTAGCGTCCACGCCAACAGCAAGTACGTCGTAATTCCCCAAAAAATTCGTGATTTGAAAATACTGGTCTTCCCAATCATCGCCTTGTAACTCCAACCAATTAAGGACACGGTGGTCAAAATACCCAAACTCATCTGGGCGGTCCCAATCTACCCAGACAACGGTAACAACAGTAGAGTCAAGTTTACGGGCTGGGTCAATCCCAACTACAACTGGGGAACGGTGCCAGGCTTTAACTGTCTCTTGAGATGTGTCTCCAAGTTCGTCCATGATTGCAGAGGTAACGAACATTCCTCTTTCAAGTAGCCACTTACAGTTATAAGACATCTGAAACTCATCAGAGTCTTCTCCGATACGTAGCATCTCTTTCTTTATGAACTTTGCGTAGTTAGCGTTGTACTTAGAGACATCTTTGTAGTCCCACTCAAAGTGGTTCATACGAACAGACCTTGCTGTCTGTCTGCGTTTATTTAATTGGATAGAGCGATAAAAGTTATTTTTACTTGTAGTAGGGGTTCCCGTTTTAACCATGGTTCCTGAGTAGTAAGCCAACATAGGAGAGATTGATTTAGAGACTACAAAGTCATCCGCTTCTTGACACTCATCAATAACAATAAGGTGAAAGGACTTAGACTCAATCTTTGCACGTGGGTTAGCAGTCATCATCATGAGGCTACTGCCTGAGTTTTTTAACTTTATCTGTCGTGTAACTCCAGGCACCTTACCCAGGCTATCGTCAATCTCTGGGTCGCCCATGATTTCTTGCGCTCGCTCGCTAGTAAGCCTATTAACAGTTCTACCAAATAGAGTTTCTACCTGACCTTCAACAGGAGCAAACATACCTACCCAAATACCATCTTTAAATTGACCAAGTAAATCTGGATACATTTTTGCAAGGCGAGGTAATAGAACCATTAATGTAGCTACGGTGTTAGCAATAGTTTCTGATTTACCTGACTGACGTGCTGCGAGTGCTGTTATTTCTTCGCCGTCATTGATGATTACCGACTCAATGATGCGACGTGCTAAAGGCATTTGATATGGGTGCAACTCGTGCCCAACTAGGGCATTCATAAAAGTAATAGTTTTATCTATAAGCTTTTTAACAAATTCTTTGGAGAGCTCATCTAGTTCCTCTTCGGGCTCTTCTTGAGGAACCTCTTCTTCATCATCTAACTCATCGTCAGGAAAGAATTGGTCGTCTTCATCTTCTAGCACGTTGTAGTTCTCCATATGGAAAGTTTAGGGGAAAACAAAAAACCTGGATTCATAAAACCCAGGCTTTTTGGCCATCACACGGGAGAGGAAGAGAGAGGCAAGACTAAGTCTATCATAATCCTATTTGATAGTCACGCGGCGATGCAACTCGTCAATGACGGCATGCAAAGCTTCAGAGCCTTTTAAAGCCTCGTCAATATATAGCTGGTCCCTGTTTTTAGAGTAACCAGACATGCATCTAGATATTTCAATCATTGCCTGCTCTGCCCACATCTCTAGTTCGGCAGTAGGTATTCTGGAGACTCTTTTGGCAACTTTTTCAGGGAAAGGCTTTACCCAAGGTTCTTTTTTAAAAAAACTCATCATATGCTCCGTCCTCAGGTACCCAGGCTTTTCTGCCCTTCATGGCGTCTAAGAATATCTTATCTATAGCCTCGTCGTCATCAGGCGACACTTCTGGCTTGCTGTAAAAGATACCACAATAGTACCCAGGCTCTGTAAAAGGAGCCCTTACAACTAGACACTTGCCTTTACGAAAAGGGTAGTCAGTTTCTTGGGTTGTACCAACCTCTATTACTGGTAAGGCTTTTTTATGCCAGTATCTGAGTTTGCCTACATATAGTGGTCCAAATGATTTCAAGGTTTAGAACTCCGTATCTGCCTGCATTCTCTTTGATACTTCTGCTGCATAGCTTAGCAACTCTTTTGATGATGCGGATAGCCCACCGTCTTCTGGCAAGTCTGAAACATTTGCAGGCCCCATATCTGGCCAAGCGTCTAATCCGCTTTCTCTAAGATATTTACCTGTTGAATCTGTTGTTTGTAAGTTTTGCCAATGAATGGCAGGACAGTTTCTATACTCCCACCAAGTTCCATCTCTAAACACAACATACAGGGTGTTAGTCTCGGAGTTGTACGCAATAGCCTGCGCTCTTGGACGAGATGGGTTAGAAGTGTTTGCTGTTACTTGTCTAAATCCTTGAGATATCTCCATAGGGATAGCGGCAGAGAACGCCTTATCAATTGGTGATTCAACACCAAGTTTTTCAGCAAATGCTTGAGATAGGTTTAATACCCTATTAGATTGGTCAGCAGCACGCCTAAAGTAATTAGGGTTGTTATAACTCTTGTACTTCTTCGGCATCTTCGTCTACGTCCTTGCAGATATGGTCTTTAGTCTCAGACTGTAGCACTTTTTCAAAACAACGAGAACAGCGCATAACACGCTCATAATTATTTTGTACGGTGCCGCCTACGGGCACGTCTGCGCCGTCTTCGCCATAGGCAGGCTGATAGTCAGTGACTATACGCTGTTCTCTAAAAAGCTCTTTAGGAAAAGGGCCTTGTGGTTCCATTATCCTGTCTGGGACGGGGTGAACCTGTACAGCTTGTCTTCTAATTACCTTCATCTGCCGAAGTTGCTTCTTCTTTTACTTCAGCTTTTTTACGTGGCTTTTCAGTCCCAGGTATCTGCTCGACTAGTGGAAAGTGACCAGCCTCTGCTCTTTCTACCAACCATGATGGTAGACAGTCAGTGCAGTAGTTAACAGCGTTTACTCCAGGGTCAGCGCAAGTATAGGTTGCTGACTTATCGCAATTATCGCATTGTACTTTTGATGCCATGTTTGCTTTCCTTACTTCTTCTTAGCTGATTTTTTAATTTCAGCTGCAATTTTCTTAGTAATTTCAGCAGCAGCGGCGTCTGCAACGCGGCCAAATGCTGGGTCTTTCTTGTTTACCCAACGAAGTGCGACTGGCACTAAAGATGCCCAAAGAGCATTAGCTACTAAAAGCCACTCTGAAGCTCCAAAAGCTAGCGGGGTTGCTGCACCACTAGTTTGCATAACAATCATTACTGCACCAATAACTTGACCAAGCAAGTTACGTGCGTAGGATTCCAAAACTGCTTTGTTCATATTTAGCTCCTTATCGAATTGACTGCTTGCAAGTAGGACAGACGTTTGCTTCTGTTGCTGGCGCAGCAGCGGTACTTCCAGCAAATTTAGGACGACCAAAACCAACAATTCCAACTGTTAGTTTTTTAGCGTTGTTCTTTTTATAAGCGCGAATCTTTTTGCAACATTCGCCGCCATTGCGCTGATTACCCTTAGGGTCTCCTGCGGTATTTCCTTCTACGCAGGTTACAGTTCCATCTCCGTTGTCTTTTACAACGATACCAACGTGTGAAATTCTATCGACGCCATCTGCTGGGAAATCAAAATAAACGATGTCTCCAGGCTGTGGATTATCTTCAAACCAGCGGCCAGACTTTTTAAAAGACGCAGCGCCCGCTGGGGTATAAACAGTATTTGGAACTTTTACGCCAGCTTCGTTGGCGCACCACATAACAAAGCTGCCGCACCATGGCTGATAATTGGCTTTAGTAAATTTACCGTATTTGGTCTCGTTGTCCTTTGGACCTTCGATGTATCCAACCTCGGCTAGAGCAACTTCTACAAGTCTAGCGGCGGTACCTTGTTCTGCCATGAAAATCTCCTTTTAAGTCAACTACTAGTGTGCCTCAGGAGAAATGTAATGTCAGGCTAAATTACTCTTTTCCGTCTTCTAGGTGCTGGGTAAAACGGCCCTCTAGACGGGCTACAGATATCCGTAGGTCGGTTAGCTCTGCGTGAATCTTATTAATGGTGTCCTTCATCGAGGAGCCCCCATTGGGCTTCAACTCGTGGACGTAATTTTTTAGGTAGTTTCTTAATACCCACGATGTGGCTGCGACAAGTGCGGCGCCAAATGCGGATAAGCTAGCTAGAGTAGCTGCCCAATCCATTAACGACATCTGCATAAATTCCTTTGATAGTTAAATATAGAATACGCATGTATGTCGTCCGTGTAGCAATAAAATGCAGAAATACCGTATTTATATTAAATACTGAGATTTTCTTTATGTCAGCGTAAAAAAAATATTTTTTCTAAGCGTGGCTTAACTTGACCGTGGCTGTAACTCTGTGGCAGTCTAGACCTTGAAAGGCTCCAGTAATGGAGCCTTTTGCCACTACTGAGAGGAGCAATCAAATGCTTAATATCAGCAAAGAGCAAACAAGCCAGCTGGCAATTATCGTGGCCTATGTCATGGTATTGATTGGGAGCCCTGTTGTACTTGCAGCAGCAAGAGCAGAAACGGTTACCCAAGAAACAGTGCGACCACAAGTCGTAGTTGTTGACCCGTTGGCTAAGTTTAAGGACGCCAAGTCATTAGACAAAGGTGAACTTAAAGACCTGCTTCAAGCGGTCGGGTTTGAGGGAAAGGCCCTCAGGACTGCTTGGGCTGTTGCGATGAAAGAATCCAATGGCCGACCTATTGCCCACAACGACAATACGAACACGGGAGACAACTCATATGGCGTCTTCCAAATCAATATGCTTGGTGACCTAGGAGCGGATAGGCGAGAAAAATTCAACCTAAAATCTAACAAAGACCTCCTTGACCCTGTAGCAAACGCAAAGATTGCGTACTACATGTCAAATCAAGGACAGGACTGGACATCGTGGAAGGTGTACCCAGGCCAGACAAATGGAGAAAGATTCGAAAACTTCTATAAGGAGTTTCCGACAATAGACTAGTTTAAAAGAAAAAAGCCCCCTGCAGAACGCGGGGGGCTTTTTTGTTGGGCGCTATTAGGAAGCAGCAGCCCAAGGGGTGATAGTAATTGTTGCGGTTGTAGCAACACCAGCAGCGGCTGCAGCTGTTGACTGAGCCTTGATTGTTCCAGCAACTGCCACAACTGCTCCAGTAATGCCTGTAAGAGCCAATGCTGTAGTTGCTGTGGTTGTGACTGTGAAGGTATTGTCGGTGAGTTTGGTGATGGTATATGTTCCGTTAACAGAAGCATCAACAGATGAGATTGTGACCTTGTTACCAGTAACAAATCCGTGTGATGAGTCTGTGATTGTTGTAACGCCAGAACCTGCTGTACGAGAAGCTGCTGTTACAACGCCTGCAGCGTTTGTAGCTGCTGTAGCTGTAGTGATATTAGCTAGCTCGTAACCAGCGTCCTGTAGGGCATCCAAAGCTACTGCTGTTGTCATACCAAGAACGTCAGGAACGATGATGTTTCCAAGACCTACGCCATCAGCTGCTGAAACAGCAGTTGTTGACTCAACCTTGCCGCGCTGACCTGTAATAAGGCCGCCGTTAGCTGCATTAGTAACTGTAAACTGTAGGGCGTTAGCGCTTGCTACAGTTGCGCTTGAAAGATTGTATGAAGATGCTGTAAGCCCAGTAATGTTTACGACGTCACCAGCGGCAAGCTTATTCTGTGCTTTGTAGGTAACAGTTGTTCCATTTCCTGAAGCTTCGGTAACCATATAGTTACCTGCAGCTGGAATAAATGAAGGGTATCCAGCCCAACCAGCCTCAACATTTGAGTGGTTATCTACAGCAGGGTTTAGACGAGCGCTTGCAACTTTGGTGGTTTGAGCCCAACCATAGTCGCCCGTAGAGCCGCCTGTGTTTGTAATGGTCGCTGCTCGGTCGTCGTTTGGTTGCATAGGGATATTGCCCCATACAAAATCAACGGCCTGTCGACCTGAAGAGTCTACTGACATGTTGTACCTATTCTCTAGAGTGGTAGTGAACGCCTGATATCGGGGGCGCCTTTCCTATTGTCTAAGAGTATTTACGGCTTGTCAGGGCTAACTACTCATCAGAGGGATGAGGCGGCATGCCTTTTCTAGAAGGGTGTGGAGGAACACCGCGATACTTTATGAAGTCCATGCTTACGCTTTTATAATAGTCTCCTGATATAGACATCCAAACTTTATCCATACCAGTTACCTCAAAAAACTCCTCTACCTTTTGTAGGGGCACATCTTCTAAGCCCTTTAAAATCCTGCCTAAATGATTTGTAGCCTCAACTACATGTTTCCAGTAAGCGTCGCTTCTACTGTCTCCCCACGGCCTTCTAACCCTCTTTGTCTCATCTCTTAGAGGGGCGTCATGGTGTTGGTGAAATACATCCTTAGCGCCAACCGCATAGACAGACCATCCTTTAGCAAATGTTCTAAGTGATTGATTAAACTCCTCAGTATTAAAAGAACCCGCACCATCAACCCCAACTTCATCTACCCAAGCTTTTGGAGCAAATATGTACATGCAGGTAGTCCAATAAGTTTTGGCAATTTCAGTGCCGCGAAGACCAGCGTAACCAGGGAACTCATATCCAGGAGCCAAACTGCTGTAATGCGTGGCACGTCTACCAAACAGGGTCTCGTCTTCCCAGATTCCCCAAACATCTACTCCATCTACCGTAGAGTAGGATGGAGGAGCATAACAGACCATGACTTTTTCTTCTGGGAAAGCAGCTGTTAAATATAAATAGTTTGATAACCCTCTTTTGTCCCAGCCAGGTCTTCCCCTTGAGTGGGAGTCAAACTGAATAAAATAATCGTAATCAAAATCTACTTGTGTAGCTAGATTTCTAGCCCAGCACAGGCCGCCGTAATACTCAGTTGCTGGATAATACCTGTAGATTAAATTAGACTCGGGTATAAAAGAAAAGTCTTTTGGTTCGTCATCCTCATCTACAAGGGAAAACACAAGTGAGTCTTTAAACTCTGCTGTTTCCCAAAGAGACTTTACAGTTGCATAAAACTCGGGGTCTTTATAACTAGCTATGCTTACTAGTATCTTGGGATTGTTCATTTGACTCCTCAAGGTCATCGGTGTTCATCCACTTATGTAACGGACACCAGGCTTTAGCAAGTTTTACCTTTAAATTCATAACGCAACCGCATTTTTTGCACTGATTAGTTAACCCAATAAGTTCTGGGCATTCTCGACAGATACTAAGCCTACTTGCGGCAACCTCATCGGTAGCTCTAGGTTCTGACGTCTTTAGCATATGCCACGGCCTTACTGGTGGCGGAAGGCTTTTACCTTTTTCGCTATTGCGAAATCTTTCTGATATCTTACTCATTTATAGTTCTTTTTCTCCCACATATGGTCTTGATACATTCCCGAGAATGTGGAGTTTATCAGATTTAATCTATCACGTACTTCTTGACTTCTTTCTTCCATAATTTCAGACTCCCAAGACTCTCTTTTAAAAGGTATTGCCTGAGCAATTGGGGTTCCGCGTTTAATAATGCCTTTATAACCTTTTTTAATGTGAAATGGCAACGCCCCAGCTGACGGCATGCCGTCCGTATCAATAATCCCAGTCATAGTCATAAATGGCAGGTCTGGTCTGTGTGATGGGGTAATTATAAGTGTGCTATATCCTTCTGGGGTTACGGCTGCCCAAAAAGGAACCCACCTCAATATATCTTTATGAAAGGTGTCATCTGTTGGATAGTCTCCAACTTGGTCGGGGTTGTGACTTAAAATAAACTCATAACGTGGGTTTCTCCACTTAGTTTGGATGTTGTGTGGGTCTGTAGAATCAATATAAATATCTACAGGACATAAAAAATAATACCCAGTGGTAAAAGTGTCAATCATAGACATACACTTTTTGCCAGTTACATTTGCAAAATGACCGCCATTTGCAGAGTCCTCTGTTGCTTTTACGATTTGTTTTTCCTTAGTTAAATAAGGAGGTAGTTTTCTAAACCATTCTGGCATCATAGTACGAACAGGTACTGGAGGCGGCGCAAATCCGCCTACCTCTTCATCAGTTGGGTAGAACTTTATTACTGGCATTACATTGCGGCTCTAGTGTCAGCAAGTATCTTTTGATAGTATTCTGGACCTTGAGTAAAGTACCAATGGTCTGGCTCAGCGTAATGTAAAAAAAGCATGTCTACTATGTTTGAGTCTTTTTCTGGAAACGGCCCTCTCCAATGAAGTTGGTCTTCTCCATAAAAACACAGCGCTTGATTTGGCTTCAGTAGGTACTCTTTGTCTTCCACGTAAAGTGGCCAATCTACGCTAGAAGTTAGGCATAAATCTACGGTATAGGTGCAGGCGTTGCTGTCCATGTGTCTTAATAAATTAGCTCTTGCACCTTTATATCTTACGTAACACGAATAGGTGGGAAGCAAAGTTTGGCTATCAAATATGTCTCTTGCTTTTTGTAAGCAATGCTCTAATAACTGGTCAGGCATTTGACCAGCTGGATTCTTTAGCATAAAACGACCAAATGAACGGTCGTACTTAAGCTCATCAAGAGAGTACCCGTTTAAAGTGTTTAGTGTTTCTTGAAACTTTTCTGGTGAAAGCACGTCGCTGACTATCACGGGCTCTTTTACTACTGGCCTTGTGCCCATTAATTCGTCATCAGCAAAATATTTTGTTTTAGCCATTTGTTGCTTCCAATATCCACATCACGACAGCGTATTTAGTACCCTCTTTTACTGGGTGAGCTATGTGAGCGTAAATATAGTTAGAAGGAAAAAATAATATGGAATTTGCAGGTGGTTTTAATTTGTAGTTAAAATAAGGAAATTCAATCTCCCCACCCTCATATTCATCATTTACATACCAAACTAAAGATAGAACTCGGTTATTTCCGCCACCTGCATCAGCGTGCAGTTTATATTCCTGTCCAGTTTGATACTTTAAAATAATTGGTGAAAGAGGCAAATCACCAGAGTTGACACTGTAATAACCCTTATATAGGTTGTACGCGTCTTGAATGTTGTTTAACATCTTAACTGCTAGTGCTCCGCCTGCTGCTAACTCTGGGTTTTCAAGAGTGGCCCACTCTGCCTGTAGGTGAACAGATGAGTTAGTTCGGTACTCGCTGCGTACAGAACCTGTTTTGTCAGAGCCAACCATGGCTCTTTTCCATCTAATTACCTTAGAGGGGCAGTTAGTGACGGTTTCTATTTCCTGTATTAATTCTTTGTAGTCAGGCACTATGTTTTCAAATAACACTATTCCTGGTGCAACAATTTTTGATTCCATGTGTTTATCCTTTACTTGTTGTGTACTAGTATACCCTCTGCAAAGAACATATCATAGGGCTCGGTGCTCAATGTGCGAACTTTGAACCTAACGTTAGGCTCGTAGGTAATTGTAGAAACTGGTATCCAAGCTTCTAGGTCTCCATCAAACAACATGTCTCCCTCAACAAGTTGGGCGGCACGAGTATAGTAGTATCGACCGTCAGCAGCTTCTTTAGCAATAAACGGGTGAGAGCCAGTTACCTGGATTCTATTGTTAATTGTATAGCGTCCAGTTTCTTCCCATTCTCTAACATTTACAATAGTTGTAATATCAAGCTCTTTGTAGGTAAAGTTATCTGAACTCCAGGTGTCAACAATTAAATCAGCATTTGGGTCATCAGGGTCAATTTCTTCAAACCTTGCAGAAATAACCTGGTCACCAATCTTTAAATCAGCAAGACGTTTATCACCATTTGGTGTTGGAATCATACTGTCAACAGATAGGCAGTAGTAAGGGTAACGAGGAACTGGAGCAAGTGGTGGTCCACCAACACCTGTGTAGAAGTATTCTGGCCAAGGAGCAAATGGTCCAGAAGCTGTTGGAGTAACAGTTGCTGTTGGGGTAACAGTTGCTGTTGGGGTAACCGTTGCTGTTGGGGTAACAGACCCTGTTGGTATACAACCTCTACCAACTCCAGCAAATCCTGTACCAGGAGGGCATCCAAATGCATCTGGTCCTGGAGCAGTTGGTGTTGGAGCTGTTGGGGTTGGAGCTGTTGGGGTTGGAGCTGTTGGTGTTACTGGTATAAATCCACCACCACTTGGAATGCTACCACCGCCGCAAGTAGAAGCTGAAAGCAAACTTTCATATAAAGGACCAGTATTAGTTGCAGCAACACATGTCCAATTTGAGATACCAGAAAGTTGTGACAAAATACCTGAACATGCTTGTGAGGTTGATGTCCAACCGCCGACTGAAATAGGCAGGGCGGAGTATCCATTCACCAATCCGTTTTGGCAATAAGCATAGGTAATATATTGTTCTGTTACTGGTGCTGTTGGAGTTACTGGCTGGCACTGGGATGCGTTAACAGTTATGGTTCTAGTTCCACACGATGTCCCACAGCATGGGTCGACTCTATTAACTACTAAGTTAAGTCCAGAGCAATACGGGCTACCAGAGTCTTGGCAACACGCAGAACAACCACCACCGCTTGGTGCGGGGGCGGGTGCAGGTGCAGGTTGTGTAATAACAATGACTGAGGAGGGGTTGGAGTCTGCGCTAACTCCATTTGCATTTGTTGCTGTTACAACAAAGCTGTAAGAGCTTCCGTTTGTAAGTCCAGTAAAAGTTAAACTAGTACTGGTAGAAGTTAAAGTTGTCTGTGTTCCAACAACTCTTACTGTATATAAAGTAATTGCGGAACCACCATTTGCTGGAGCTGTCCACGAAACACTTGCTTGACTGCCATTATTTAGGTTAGATGCTGTAACTCCAGTAGGAATATTAGGTTTAGTTGTAGCGCGAATAGGTCCTCTAGGATTAGAGTTTGCGCTAGTAGAGCTTTGATTTCTGGCACGGACCCTATAAGTATATTCAACACCAGAGCGTAAGCCAGTAACATTTCCAGTGGTTGTTAACCCCACCTGGGTAGTAACAACAGCTCCTCCATCAGCAGGAGTTGCTTCAATATCATAACCAACAAGTGGAGTTTTTCCATCAAAAGTAGGCGCAGTCCAAGTAAGATTGCAAGAGCCATTATCAAAGGCTCTATCAGACCCAGTGTCAGTTGCTGACTGAATTGTAGCTAATCCAGGCGGTACTTTTTTCTGGGAGTCAACTGGACCGACTCTAACTATCATTAGGCGCTCAAATCGCCAAGAAGAGTCCAGGTATTCTCAGCAAGTTTTATAAGAGTGGCTGCTGACCACTGAGTTCTTAGATTTGGACCAGGAGTTGCACCAATAACAACAGTTCCAGTTTCTCCAGCAAATGTAACGTTTTGATTTTGTCCTCTAACAAAAGTAATTTGAGAACCTGTAGGAAAAGCTTGGCTAGCATTTGTTGGAACTGTAACTGTTATTGCAGCCCCAGTATTGGTGCACCAAAAAACTTTGTTTTTATCTGCTAAAACTAAAGAAAAGTTTGCAGCTTTTTGTTCAATTGTTGCGTCTTGAGGAATTGCAGTAACGCTACCAACAATATTTGCTGCATTTATGGTTCCAGTAAATAAACCTGTTGGAGTAACAGCCGCCTGTACAACACCGATACTGTCTTGCCATTCTTGTAGGTTTGCGGTCTGGTTTAATGCTCCTCGTACAATAATTCCACGATTTACAGAGCTTCCAGTATCAATTCTGTTGCTGTTTGCCCCATCAGCTGTTTTACGTAGGTACTGGGTGTGAGAATCAGCTACAACACCGTTTTCTATATTAGCAAGACGTGCAGAAACGCTTCCATAAGTAACTGAGCTAGCATTAAAAGCTGTAGTTGGGTTAGCAGCGGTTGAAACATGTGGGTTAGTTCCAAGAATGCTTTGTGTAGCAACAACTTCTTCTTGTAGTGAGTTTGGGTGCGATGCGTCTACAGTGTCGGTAATGTTAAACTTGGTATCAAACACACGCACTGAGCCTGGATATGATGCTGCCATTGTGGTCCTTTCAAATGCTAGTTCTGGCTTTCGCCATTTGGTCCTTTGCCTGGTTGATTCCAGACAACAATACTAGGTTTTTCTTTATCTGTTGTAAACAGCTTGCGGATACCAAACCTTGAGTCATTAACTTGTATAGGTTTAGGCTCTGCTCTTTCAAACTCCTTATATCTCATGGGGACCAGCGGCTCCATTGTAGCGCATGAGTGTCCTTAGCCTTAATAGGAGACATAACATAGGTTTTGCGGTCTCTAAACTGCCTAGACCTTGAATCACCCTTTACTGGCGATTGAGTTGACGAAGTAATCTCAGCTTTTAGAGATTCTTTGCTCTTTTTACGCCTTGCCATTGAATTGTCTGCCTGTTAAGTCGACTGGAGGTAGATTTGAGGTATCTGAACCTGTTCCTCTGTACTCTGATTTAAGTTTTGCTTCACTTTTTGGCTTAGGTGCTGCTGTTTTTTTAGGTGCAGGTGATTTTGTAGCAGCTTTTTTAGCTGGAGCAGGTTTTGTAGCCGCCTTTTTTACATATTTGTTAGCAATTCTTGCTTCTTTGTCGCGTTTTGCGTAAATCTCACGAGTTGCTGTTTGGGTAGTCTTCATTTTTGGCATAGATTTGCGAGAACCAGAGGCGGCCCTTGCACTTAAAGCCTCAATTCCACTAGCTGCAACGTTTCTACCGCTACCACGGCCTTTATAACCTTTGCTTAGCATTGTCATATTCCGATTGTAGGCGCTTTCTAATAGTAAAACCGCATAAAGCACCCGTTTGGGTGCCTTATGCGGCTTTGTTTTTTAAGGAATTAGTCCTTGTCCCACTCGTCGTCTGGGTCATGTGCGTCTGGCTGGTGATTTCCAACCTTAGCTGGACCTGATACTACCTCTTCTGCAGCCGCGTAAGTAACTGCGCCTGTGCCAGCAGCGATAGTAATGCTGTGTCCATTTTGCTTAGCTTCTACCTGTAGGTCTGCAGCGCTCTTTGCCTTTGTATCAACTGCAGCAAATGCTGCGTTAATCTCATCAAGGTCAAGCTTGCCATCATTCATAAAGCCACGTGCTAGCTTCTCTACGACTGCGGCAACAGCGGTTAGACCAGCAACAGCAACTGCTGTAAGCGTGTCAACGCCAGCAATAGCTCCAGCACCAATAACGGATAGTCCGCTAGCTGCAAATGTTGCAATAATTCTTAATAGAATATTTCCTGCTGATTTCATTATTCCTCATCTTTCGGGTTACGGATTGGGTATGTAATTGCCCAAGCACCAAGGCTGAACAAGATTGCATAACCAACTACTGTCTTAGCGCTACCGTCTAAGACGACCCATGCAATGAACATACCTAGAAGAGTCCAGGTCTGGTCAATGAAGTCTTTAGCTAACTTCTTAATTAAGTTCATGAACGGCGTCTCCTAACGGCCTTACTATCTCCAGAGGGAGTTCCCCCTCCAGAATTACTGCTACCCCCACCACTTGGTGCGGATGAGCCACCGACTGCTGCACCGACTGCATTAAGAGCCGCTCCAGCAGCTACGACAGTAGCAACAACCATTTTGGTTGCTTCTTCTCGTTCTTCTGGAGACATATCAGCACCTATACTTCCGAGTGCTGTTAAGACCTGACCTGGGTCATCGAATATTGCGCCTATGAGTTCTGCGGGGTTCTCTAATAAGACTAGCGCCGCAGCAACCTCTGCTTCAATTATAACGGGATTACCGTTCTCATCAGTACGAACGTCAACTGGAGTGTCAGGCGGCAGGTCCTCATATGTTAATCCAGCTTCTTTAAGAGTCTCTACGCTTACTGCCTCTCCAGGTTCTAAATTAGAAACAATGGCCTCCACTACAGCAGCTTTTTCCTCTTCTGTAAGTTTTCCGTCAGCCAGTGCTTCACTTATGGTTTCTTCTGGTGTATTATCAGAGGATGTTTCTTCCAACTGATTATCTTGCTCTTGTTCTTCTGACTGTGGCTGTTCTGATTCTTCAGTATTACTCTCGGTCTGAGACTCGTCGGTTTCGCCTGTTTGTTCGGGGTCTGTTTCTGACGACTCTTGGTCTGTGGTTTGCTGTTCTTCTTCTGAGTCTGTAGGTTCATCAGATGAAGTATCAGTTGTCTCATCTGTTGAATCAGGTTCGTCACCATCAACGTTGTCAGTTGGAGTCTCAGGGTCAGTATCAGGAGTGGACGGTTCCTCTGGAGAAGGCTCTTGTTCGGGCTCTTGAGGATTTGTCTCTTCAGGAGAAGAAGGATTCTCTGGTTGAGGGTCCGTTGGTGGAGTTGTAGATGGACTTTCAGAATCTGTCTGAGGAGGAGTGGTTGGAGCACCGTCAGAAGGAGACGTTGGAGTACTTGGACCTTGTGGCTCAGTTGGCGTTGAAGAAGAAGCAGCTTGTTGAGCAGCAGCTGCAGCAGCAGCCTGTTGAGCAGCAAGCTCAGCAGCCGCTTGAGCCTCAGCCTGAGCCTCCGCTTCAATACGAGAGTTCGTACTGGAAACCACAGGAGCGATAGCGTTTGCTTTTTCAATAGCGGTATCAGCTAATTGATTAGCGGTAGTTAGTGCCGAATTAGCAGCAGAGGTGGCAGTTGTTGCATCTGCGGTAACCTGTGTAAGAGTTTCAGTAGTTGACACAACTGCAGCATCAGCAGTAGTTTTTGCCTCTTGGAGGTTAGTCAATGTTTGAGTCTCTGTTGTTAGTGTGGACTGAGCTGTTACAAGCGCTGTCTCTGCTGTTGTTTTCTCTGCTGTAAGAGCGGTTAAAGTTACATTTTCTGCGGCAACCACCGCAGTTTGTTCTTGAATTTGTGTGGTTAAGGTTTCATTAGTCACATTAGTCATAGGTTTTACAGGTTGACCAGCAGCTTCACGAACACCTATACGAGGGCCGTTCCATAGATTTGTTGTATTACCTGAAACAGTTCCTGTTCCCGTCCACTCACCTGTTGTTGGGTTAACGGTCATTGTCCAATTAACATTTGTAATAGGACCATTAGGGTCAGAAAATCTGTGTAAGTCCCAATCAACTGCAAGTGTAGTTTCAGTAGTTGTAACTGTTATACCAGCACCTGGTCCTGCACTTTGGAAGTCAGAACCAAATACAGAAATGCTTGGTCCATTAGGGAAGTCCCACCAGTTAAAGTCGCCAGTTCCGAAAGTAATTGTGGCTTTAGAAGTTACATAAATCTGACTGGCTGTTCCTTGACCCTCATAGACGGTGTTACCCATTTTAATGTCAAATGGAGTTTGAATTTTAGTTGCGGCGTCATACATAGCGGGAAGAGTTGTGGTTGTGACTGTTGGAGTCTCTGGTGCAACAGGGGCTACATACCCAGAAGTTGTGTAGGTCTTAGAATCAGAAGGGGTATTTTGTAGCGCAGTAAGCTCAGAAGTTTCTTGAGTTACTACAGTTTGCTGAACTTGAACTGCAGTAGTAGCGGCAGCGACTGTTGCAGTAGCAGACTCAACTGTAGTTGTTGCTGTTTGTACAACAGTTTCTTGTTGTGTAACAGCCGTAGCTGCAGCAGCAGCTGTGGTGGTAGCGGTTTCCACAGCCGCTGCGGCAGGTGCTATTAGTGCAGTAGCACTCTCAGCCTGCTGCACTAGAACTGTTGCGCTATCTACCGCTGTCTGTGCAGCGGCAATAGCGGTGTTGGCTTCAGAAACAGCAGTGACAACCGCTGTATCTGATGCTACTGTTGGTGAAGCTGTAGAAATCGTTTCAGACACTGTTACTGTGGCGGTTTCAATCTTAGTTTGGATGGAGGTAACAGTAAGTGTCTCTGGAGTACTTGTTGGCGTTGTTGCTGGCTCTACCGATTGCGTGGGGGTTGGGGTGGATGATGGCGTTGAGGTATCTGAAGCTGAAGTCGATTGTGGAGTTGAATCAGTTGAAGGAGAGCTTGAAGCACTCTCACTATTTGATTGAGGAGTTGACTCTGGCTGTGGAGCGGGCGAAGAAGAAGGCTCAGTAGTTGCTGTTGCGCCATCCACGGGGGCAGGCGTAATAACCTGCTCGGTGGCAGGTTCCTCAGCGTGAGCAGTTGATTGGCCAAGTAAAAATAGAAATGTTGCAAGAAATAGTGCTGCGAATATACGCAGTAGTGAGATAGCCTCTCCTAAAAATTAGGAAACGTAGACTTTATTTATTATAAACGATTTAAATAATTTAACGGGTCAAACACATCAATAGATGTATTAAGAAGTGCTGAGCGTTTTTCTTTTGCATGATGACCACAGAAATATAAATCACCATTTAAAAATGTGGCTACAACTTGAGCGGCAGCACTGCAAAGGTCACACCTGTCCGCTGTTGTAAGTTGTTTTGTCTGTACAACAGTTTCCATGATTAACCTTTCTTCTTTTTAGCTCTGTATTCTTTTTTGTTTGGTAAACCTAAGTCTGCTGCTACGCCTCGACGACCTTCTTTAGTCGTGGTCTCTCTTGCAGGACCGCCTGGTCGTGAACTAGTTCTTACTTCTACTCCCCACTTAGGGTCTCCCTCTTTAATAAGAGAACGTGGGCCCTCGTTGTGCTTTTGAAATAAGCGGCCTTCAGCAGCAACTTGTTTCATAACATCTGGCGCTGTTCCTGCATGAGCCTGCCCTACACGGCCAACTCTAGTCATTTGTCCGTCAACTTTTTGAGGAGCATGTACTGTAGAAGCAACAGCAACAAATTGGGATTCAGAACGCTTATCCATTATCGCCCCTTAATCCTTTTAATCTCTTTTTCTTTAGCCTGTTTTTGATTACGCATACCTGCAGTAAAGCGTTTCATATGGTCTGCGCTAACAGGGCCAAGGGTGTCCTTTCTTGGGTCAAATGCTGGACCAGCTGTTGCAGCTCTTTCAGCCCCAGTACGACCAGTGTTGTAGTCATACTCGGTAAGCTCTGCACCAGTCATATTGCGACGCTTAGTAGCTTCGCCAAGCTGTTGTGCAAGTGCAGATTTATGAAGTTCTGTAAGGTCATCACCTTTACGATAAATAGGCATTATTTATCATTCTCCTTCTTGCCTGCACGGCGCTTATTTTCTTTAGCTGTATTTTTACCATGCTTTAACGCTCTTAAGTTTCCTTTAGAATCGTTGTTATGGTTATTATCTTTATGGTCAACATCTGTTCCTCGGGGTAGTTTTCCGTTCTTCGATTCATAGTCGGCGCGAGCCTTATTCTTCGAAGTGGTAACCCATTTACCGCCTACTTTTTTCTTGTAGACGTAGATAGGACGACCTCCATTCTCTTTGGAGCCTTTATAAGGTCCAAATTTCTTAGTAGTTGCCATTACTTAGAATCCTTTTTTGGTGGTCTGCTTGCTTCTGAACATCCGTGATGGTCAGGGTGAAAGGTTTGGTCAGCTGATTTAGTTCTAACACTTAGTACCTTTCCTCGAATCTCTCTCCCACAATTATCGCATGTGGGAAATTGACTTTTGTTCTTTTTCATTACACAAAGTTTGGATATGAAGGTTGCTGTGGCTGCTGTTGTGGTGCGCCATCTTTCTGACCTTGAATCATATTAGAGACTCTACCAGCAACGCCTTGCTGAATACCAGCAACAGCGCCTTTCTTAGCGGCTTGACCTGCTGATGAGGCGCCAACACGTGCAACCATAGGTGCTAAACGTGCTGCAAGTCCTGCGACTGCTTGTATCATCGTTCTCCTCGATTTCTGAATGAGTTATTTAATATATCACTCGCTTGCTCAGATACATTGTATCTTCCATATGTTGGACGCGGACCCGAAAACATACCATTACGGTCATTTCTAAACTCATTGACGCGACTGCGTTTCTGCTTCAACGGAGGCTTTTTTTTCGTGTTTACACCTTTTTGTCCAGGTGCATCTTTACCGAAAGCACGTTGAGCTTTGTTACGTCCTAGCGCTGGGTCATTAATCATTTGTAATACTTCTTGTTATAGTTGGGGTCTCTGTCAGCATATTCTGACTTCTTCATCATTGTGTAATTATGAAGTTTCTTAGATGGGTCATACTTTGGATTTAAGTCCTGAGCCTCTTCAAGATTAATGTGTCCACCTTCAAGAGCAGCATGAACTCGTCCAATGCTAGGTGTTCTATGGGTACCCTTTTTAGGGTCCCGTTCAGGTTTTACAGGTCTGCTACCCACCTCACGAATACGTGCAGCTAAAGCTGCAAATTGGTCTTCATTAGGGTTCATATGCTCCACCATCCTACGGTCTTCCAAGCATCTGGGTTTTCTTTTAACCACTTCTTCATAATCTTATTTTCTTTTTCCCAATTTATCTCATGTGTGGGACGACCGCATAAATTGCAGGTTTCAGTACCCATATTCTGATATACGTGGGGGCACATTAACAATCCCATTTACGAAGAGATTTGTTAATACGGCTATTAGGGTCACGTGCAGTCTTAGAGCTTGTGTTTTGCTTCTTCATACCCTCCATACGTGCACAGAAGGATTTACGACGTGCTGCGCTCTTAGGAGACTTCTTAGCCTGTTTCGCGCTTACTGGTGGTTTAAGGTTGCTACCAGGATTGGCTTTCTCATAGGACTTACGTCCCTTCTCATTAAGGCCGCCTTTAGAGTTCTTACCCTCTTTACGTTGCCATGCTTGACTAGCCATATATCCTCTTTTCGCAAAAACAACTACATGCGTTCTCTGTACAGAGACCGTAAGCATCTAAGTTGTGCTCACACTTATTGCAGATGTCGCTCACTTACTTGGCTTCCATCCGTCGGGATTCCCCATCCGTAGAGCTTCATCAACATGCTTCTCAAAAGCTTCATTACGGGATGATGTGTCTAATGCGATGGGGACTACCTTACCCGTACGTTCTTTAACTTTCCGCGTTGCGGATAAGTCAATGACGCGTCGGGAGTCATTGGACCTACTAACTATGCCTTTTGCAATTGGGCCGAAGGGTTCCATAACTTAAGTATCTCCTATCTTTCATTCATAGTACGGATATAAGTAACGTAAGTCTCCGTCAGCATATGTATCAATTGCGGGCTTGTTTCTGGATGTTTTTCTAAAAAGTGTCCCTTCCACGCGACTGCTCCCCACTCCAGTCTTCCACACCCATTGGATACATCTAGAAAGATAATCTTTGCAAAACGTGCGACACGCCCAGGGCAATCTAAGTTATCGTTTAGAAAATTAATGAAATCCACGGAAATAGGGTACTCTAAATTAAAAAGGCGTATTGGGCAATCGCACAGATGGGCTACTGCCTGAAATTTCTAGAGCTCATTAAAAATTTTTTGGACCCCCTCGGCTACTGCCTGCCCCAAGCCTATGTGGGGTATGGGTGAGACCTGGTGGCTTCCTAAGTTATCCACAGGTTTAACCCTGGGGGGTGTGGATATGTGGATAAAAATGTTATCAAACTGAGACCAACTACGCTTGCGCTTGATAGGGCTATCACATATGTTTAGACCGTGAGCAACAGGGCTCACAGTTAGGGGAATATAAATGGTTCAAATGTCCGACACTATCGCCAATGCGGTGGCAACTATCGTCAAACTTACCGCACCAGATGTTCAGAAGGGCGTTCAGGATATCCTCATGAATGTAGTCGAGGCGTCATACAATCAGGGTATGCGCGACGGCATAGACACAGCAAAGCAAATCCTTACCGCTTGATGGCTTCTATCCCCCATCCGCAAGGGTGGGGGGTGGTGGTTAGCAAGGCGCTAATCAGAAGGGGGAATTATGGCAACACTATTAAATATCCGTAAGGTAGTCGAGGGCACATACAAGGTGGACTCTCTACCTTGCCCACGCTGTGGGGATGTTCTAACACTAGAACTAGAAGGGGCGAAACTCTACGCCTACAATCAGGGCGCATACATTCAGGATGTATTCCCTAACCTTAACTCTGGCGAGCGCGAGCGCTTTATCTCTGGTATCTGCAATCCATGCTGGCAACAGATGTTCATGTATATGGATGATGAGGAGGAGTGATGACATACATAACTCTGACCAAAGCTTGCAGTATGTGCGACGGCATAGAGCACACATGGCAGGCAATACCAGGATGTGACCGTTGTGAGTCGAGCGCACATGGACCAAGCCATGAGCCATTCACACGAGGACACCGACCACATTGCACTGGTAATTGTTGTTGGTGACAGGACAGGCCCGCGACTTCCCCCGCGGGCCTTTTCTTATTTAGGGATGCCATACCCAAAGCCATGCTTGTTTGTGTTGGCCCGCCCACCCCGTTCTATTGGGAGTTAGTTAGAGAGCCTGTGGATAACTAGGCGCAAATCGTTATCATTTTGTAATCGTGTGCGCTTGGTGTTGTCGGTGTTGTAGTGTAGTTTTATCTCATAAGCGCAAGGGGCGCTTATAAGTTAGGAAAGAAGGTTGTTATGTCAAAGTGTGGAGTTTGCGATACCTCAGAGAATATCGTGTTCTCAGGTGTTGATGCTTTCATTCTAGAATGTATGGAGCAGATTGAGCGCATTTGCTACGATTGCGCCAACGAGCAGAGGGCAAAGGTGTCCGCATGATGTTTTACAATGGTTTCAATCTAATGATTGACCTAATCCTTGCGGGCGTTGTTGGTTTCTTCGCTTATCGCTCAGGTTGGTTTCGTGGATATAGTGAAGGACAAGCGGACGCGGTCTGTGATGATTGCGAGCGCATGGCTAAACTTGAGGCTGAGTATGCCTATGACTCATGGATTGAGTCACGCATTGAGGAAGACTTGGAGGCAAAGCATGGCATCAACTAGATGGCACCGCGCAACCTACAAGGCGCACGCTGAGGTTATCAAGCAACTAATGAACCCAGCAAATGAGGAAGTATTAAAGAAGGTTGCCTATGAGTTGGCGATTATCTACGGCGCGGATAACGCTAACTTTCAAAGGGATAAGTTTCTCACCGCTTGCGGTGTGAAGTAACAACCCCCTAACCAACCAGCCCCCGCAGATTGCGGGGGCTGAGTTGTTTGTGTTGGGCTGCTTATGGCTCTGGGCTGGACTAGCAACTTGCGTTATAGCTAGTCCTAGTGCCCAATAAGCAGCCCAACACAAACATGCGGGCCTGTGGATAACTGTAGAGAAAACGTTATGAAAATGTTATGCAGAGAATGAGATAGTACTAGCGCTCCCTATGATAGGCTGGCCATTGATAGGCACCCGCCTATCCTTATGCGAAAGGGGAGAATCGTGGCTCATAACCTCGAAACTCACGAAAACGGGCAAGTTGCTTTTGCCCTACGTGGCGCTCCTGCATGGCATGGGTTAGCAAATGCAACTTTTGACGTGGACGCGGATATTACTACCGCTGACATGCTCAAGGGCGCATTGCTTAATGACTGGAATGTACGTCTTGAGCCAGTCATCTATCCTGCAGACTATCGCGCAAAATCCGCGCTCAACTATGTTGTGCGTACTAATCCCGTCGACGCTGGCATTGACGTGCTCTCCGTCGTAGGTGACCGCTATTCCGTATTCCAAAATGAGGACCTCTTCAATTTTGGTGACAATATTTTGGACGGTGGCGCCAAATGGGAATCCGCGGGCTCAATCAAGGACGGCCGAATTGTATTCGGTAGCCTAGTTGTACCTCGCGAATTCATTCTAGACCCGCAAGGCGTCGCTGATAAGACTGTCACTTATTTATTGGTGCACTCTTCACATGACGGTAGCGCCAGTGTTCAGGCGTCAATTACACCTGTGCGCGTCGTATGCCAAAACACGCTGAACATGGCGTTAAAGTCCACTAAGCAATCTTTTAAAGTCCGTCACACTTTAAAAGTTGAGGGACGCGTCGCTGAGGCCCGCCGTGTGCTAGGCCTAACATTCAATCACATGGACGAATTCGAAACCATGGCGAAAGCCCTATTCGAAACGTCAATTGACAATGTCCAATGGGGTAAGTTGCTCACCGCTATATATCCGCTGGACGATAACGCGCCAAAAGGCACCGTCACTAAGCATGCGCAAAAAATCGATATCTTGAATGATTTATATTTCAAGGCGCCTACTCAAGACGGAATCCGTGGCACCGCATGGGGCGCACTTAATGCGCTTACTGAGCGTCTGGACTATTTCCGTCCATCTCGCACCGCCAATGGCGAGGCAATCAAGGCAGCAGCCAGTGGATTTGATGCCATGGTAAATGCCGAAAAGGCCCGCATTCTATCCGCGGTCCGCGAATTCGCTAACGCGTAACACGCGAAAGCCCCCGAGCCCCTGGCCCTAGGCCAGGGGCTCTCTTGTTTGTGTTGGGGCTATATATGAGCTTATGGGCAGGGTAGTTGTCTTTTCCTGCCCATATATATAGCCCCAACACAAACATTGCCTGTGGATAAGTGAGAAGAAATCGTTATAGAGATGTTATCTAATAGGCTTGCGTTAGACAAGGAGTGATGATTAGATAGTCCTATCGGAGATACCGATACAAGAGAAAGGGGCTTTTATGGCTACCACCATAAAGGTAGATAGAGTAGTGCTAGTAGAGGCACTAAAGAAAAAGTTGGCAGAGCAGGATAAACTGCGTGCTGAGTATAAGAAAGCAGAAGAAAAATACAAGAAAGAACAAGAAGCCTTCGCTACTAAGGTTATTGCTCTTGCTAAGTCGGGGAAGTTAGAAATCGCCAGCACCAACTATCGCAGTTGGTCAGGAAGGTTGGAAATCGAGTTCAATGTTGATAAGACTCAAATCCCTGCCGAACCAAAGAACCCACAGACACCAGACGGGTGGCTTCACGATAGTGATTACCAAGAACTTGATAGGACTATCAAGTTGCTCGGTATGACCAGCGACCCAAGCGTTCCTACGAGCGTCTATAAGTCAGTAGCACAATGGCTCTAAAATAAGCCTAGCAAATGCCCCCGTGCCAAGCACGGGGGTTTTTGTTTGTGTTGGGCTGTCTGGCTGGCTATTTACTAGTCTTTCTACTAATGTTTTAGTAGAAAGCCAGACAGCCCAACACAAACATCGGCAGCCTGTGGATAACTTCCCTGGAATTGTTATCAAATCTTTATCAACGAGAGTAGAGATTACCGCGTTCTTAATATAGATTAGCCCATGTAAGAGAAAGCCTCTTACAGAAAGAGGGGGACTACCCGATGATTACAACGCCTGACGGTGTGAACATCTACACCGACCAAGACGTCCAAGAGAAGGTCGCAGAGGCTAAGACTACTGCAACCGACTCAGCAAACAGATATACCAACCTACGTATCGCTGGTGTTGTTGAGACAACATTCAAGTCAGAGGTGCGCGAAGGTAACATGGAGGAAGACTATGCGGTCGGACTCTACAATAACCTTGCTTCACAACTAGATTGGAGCACCATTGACAACCTCAGCGTTAAATACACAGCAACCGTCTATGCGTTCGACGACGAACTATTCACAATCAACGACATTGAGGCAGACGACGAGCAAAGTGCTGAACAGTCCATTTGGGACGACCTTAATATCTCAAACGTTCGTCTTTCATTCGACGTCGAGGCAAATGGGGAAGGCGGTTACTTTAAAGGTGACGTCTATGACCTTGACGACTTCATCAACGATAACATCAAGATAGAGGTTACCGAACAGGATTAGTCCCCCGACTAATACGATAGGCTTGGCGTTCATGGGCGCCAAGCCTATTTTGTTTGTGTTGGGCTTGCTTGGCTATTAGTAGCTTTTATTGCTGGCAGGCCTGCCTGCCAGCAGCCAAGCAAGCCCAACACAAACCTTATCGTGTGTCCTGTGGATAACTTCCTTCATATCGTTATATAAATGTTATAGAGAATCCTTGCTACCGCGACCGCGCCGTAGTAGAGTGAGAGCACTCTCAAAGAAAGGGGAGAATATGTCTATGACGACAGAGGAGAGGAAATACCGCTTCTCAGAGATAATGACGGCTATTCATCTTATCGCAGATGAACCCGAGGATATATCAGAGTTCCGACTTCCTAATGGAACGAAAGGACTATCAGACGGCAGACTAAAGAGTGCGATTATGTGCCAAGTATTCAAAGAGGACGAGGAGTTCTCCGCGAGGCTTGTCAATGCGCTCGCTTCTACCGCTATGGAACGAGCAAATGAAGGCAATAAGCCTACGCGTGATGATATGTCAGCGTTGTCTATTGCTATCCACACCTGTTGGGGTGTTGGCGCTTTTACACCACTACTAGCCTTACTAGGTGTTACTGGTAAGGTTGCCGAGGCTTTTGATGTCGAAGTTCCCGAGGAAATAAGCCTAGTGTTCCGTCCAAATGCTTTTGCCAAGAAGTTCGGCGAGTTCAATCCTCTCGATATGTGTGATGAGGATAAAGACGACGAAACCTACAATGCGATACTAGGTGGTGATAAGTAATGGGTATGGACGTAATGGGTAATAACCCTATCAGCGAGCGCGGTGAGTACTTCCGCAACAATGTGTGGTGGTGGCGACCTCTATGGGATTACTGTTGTTATGTAGATAGTAGTCTTGGCGAGCGCGTACCTTATGGGCACTCTAACGACGGCGACGGTCTAAAGACGGCAGAGGAGTGCCAAGCACTAGCAAGGTTATTGTTAGAGAAACTTGAAAACGGCGAGGCGCTCGCTTATATCAAGGAACGAGATAAGGCTATCGCCGAGTTAGAGTGGGATACCTGCCGTCTATGTGAAGGTAGTGGTATCCGTGCCGATAAGGTTGGCGTTGAAGGCGGTATGCCCGATAAAGAATTACCTGAGGACATAGCACTCTTAGTAGGTAGGACGAAGGGTACTTGTAATGGTTGCCGAGGGTTCGGAAAAACCGAGCCTTGGGAGAGCCATTATCCGTTGAACGAGGAGAACATTAGAGAGTTTGCAGGCTTCCTGCAAGACTGTGGTGGATTCTCTATCTGCTAAGTTCCCCTTTCTCTAGTAAGCCTATCGCTGATACCCTTGGCGATAGGCTTACTTTTTGTCACTCTCCGCCGCCGAGTGCTACTTGCGAGTAACTTCGGCGCGGAAATGTTTGTGTTGACCCACCCATCTTATATTAGATTACCCACCCTATTTGAAGGCCCTTGCGGGCCTACTCCGCATATTGGCCATAGGCTTTAGCCTATGGCCAACACAAACCCTGTGGCGCATATCACAAGAGAGCAACGGCGTGTCGGCTTGACTAGCCGAGAGAGTTAGGCTACTGCCACGACGAGAGATAGGCTTATTAGGCGTAAGGCCAGACCTACGGCTAGGGTCGAGAGAGCCGTATATGATAAGAGAGCGTAGGCCTATCCCACCCTTCCTTCTCTCTCTCTATATAACAAGAGATAACCCTATTACCGCGCCGTCGGGGGCATAGAAGGGGTTGTGGATAAGTAAGAGAAAATCGTTATACAAACGTTATCAAAATAGAGCCTTCGGGAGTGGAATTAAATACGGAAATAGGCTTAGATAGGAACTAGGCAACAAGGCCTACAAGAAGGGAAACCCGAACCAAATGTCACTCGCACTACTCGTCGTATCAGACGACCAACTCGAGGGCTTACCTGCCCAAGCGCAGACACTCATCTTATCCGACGATACCGAGGTATATACATACCACCGCGTATCGAACGGCATGAAAGGTCGAGGTCAGGCGTGGAAGCAAGTATCACCCGCACAACTACCAAACAACCCTATCTCTCATGAACCATGCGCAGTAGTCTTATCAGACCGCGACCGCGACATGATGAAACTAGGTCAGATTACCAATGTCGGTATCAAGGCGTTATACGCACTAGAAACAACTCCTACCGCAACCGCGCCCGAGGCGCACAATGAGGTCGCAGGTAGCCTTATCGCTCGACTAGAAATCGGTGACAATAGCCTTAACGACTACATCACCGACAAGCGCCGTAACCAAGGTGTATCTATTAGGCCTATCGTGAAAGGTGTTGATACGCCTATCGCGCAAGTAGCACAAGTGGCAGAGGTCGCTACTAAGGTTATCGTCGAAACCCCACGACCAACCTTATCGCTCGTAAATGCCATGGTAAGCGTACCCGACAAGAAATGGGCAGAGGCTTATATCAACCGCAAGTTCAAAGCCGACGACCGCGATATCACAGACTTCGAAATCTATGATTACGCAAGGGAAAACGCCATGAACGTTCTAATTGAAGGTCACGCAGGAAGCGGTAAGACTATGAGCGTTCAAGCATACGCAAGCGCTCGAGGCATGCGTTACTTCAACGTCGCATGTCATATCGGGCTAGAAGCCTCTCACCTAATCGGTCGTTGGATACCAACCGCCGACGGTCACTTCAAATGGCAAGACGGCGCAGTTACAGAGATAGTTCGTAACGGTGGCGTACTCCTATTTAACGAGATTAACTTCATGCCCGAGCGCCTATCAACGTTCATATTCTCACTCGTTGATTACCGCCGAGAAATCCAAATCATGGAAAACAATGGTGAGGTTATCAAGGCTCACCCTAACCTTATTATCTTAGGTGACATGAACCCCGACTATCGCGGTACTCGACCACTCAACCAAGCGTTCGCAGACCGATTCTCAATAAGATTATCGTTCCCATACGATAAGGCTATCGAGAGCAAACTTCTCAAGTGTAAAGCGCTCGTTGAAATGGCAAACCAACTACGCGACGAGTTCAATAAGGGTACGCTCGCTACTCCTATCTCAACTCGTTCTCTCGTAGCGTTCGTGACTAACGCAAAGACGTTAGGCATGGAGTTCGCTATCAATAACTACATCAACTCCTTCGAAGGTGATGAGGAACGCTCGGCGGTACGGTTGGTAGTCAATACTCACCGCGACAATATCGCAGAGGAATTAGGGTTAGCGGTACTTTCAATTAAGACCGACGAAACTAAAGTAGAAATGCTAGAGGATAACCTTACTAGCAACTCAACTACTTTTAATATCCCTATCACCAACCATACGGCGGTAATCTAATCATGGGTTACAGATACTCTCAAGATAGCGCCGACCAACTACTACGCGAGTTATACAACACTCAAGAGTGGAATAGCGAGTTAGGTCGCTTCGAGTACGACGAGGAAGCGTTCGAGGCCAAGCAAGAGGCTTATCAAGCGCACAAAGAAAAACTATCGTCGGTCGGTGTTATCTACTCAAAGGCCGATAGCATTATCACAGGTGACAAGATAGAAGTACGCGTTGATGATTCGCCCGAGTTAGAAACCACCGCATATAACGACGGTAAGGCTATCGTGTTCAACGCACACTTACTCGAGGATATCGACGATAACACTATCGTTAGCCTTCATGGGTTCAACTATCATGAGGTCGCACACGTTCTTTATACTCCACGCGCTAACTCCGAGTTAGGTCAATGGGTTATAGAGCAAGGTTATCGCCGAGCCATGAACATACTCGAGGATAGTCGTATCGAACGACTTATCGTTGCTAAGTATCCTGCCGTTCAACCGTTCGTAGAGGCTTCAACGCTTGACTACATACTCAAGGGTGATTCGAGCGAGTGGGCTTCCTTATTTATATTAATTACAGGTCGCAAATACTTAGATTACGATATTCGACAAGATATCGCTACGCGCTTCGCTAAGCAGTTCGGCAAAGCAACCGCGATAGCCTTAGCGGATATTATCCATGAGTATCGAACACTAGCCTTCCCTTCCGACTACGACCGAGCAAAGCGACTTATCGCAGAGTTCGCAAAGTACGTTGGTAATGATGAGCAAAATCCACCGCCTATCGTGCCACAAAACGGCAACGGCTCATGCGACGGTCATATCGACCGCCAAATGATGAGGAAAGGTCGAGCCGAGGGCAACAAGGAACAACAACGCCTACAAGATAAGGCTAACGCTTCCGAGCAAAACTCAAAGCGTGAGGAGTTCAACGGCGACAACGGCGACAAAGAAGTCGGCGACGGCGCTCAAGGTGTCGGCGACCAAATCACCACCAAAGAAGTTCAAGATGAGTTCTCTGATGAGGATAAGGCGCTCAAAGATAAGATTAACGCCGAGTTATCTAATATAAGAAACAACGATAACGTTCGCCGAGATACCGCAGAAGTTCGTAGAGCGATTATGGATAACGACGTTATGCGTTCAGGTGTTAAGAGCGCTAACTATAAATACATGAGCGTACCTATGACCGCCAACGCGAGCGCTCGTAGATTCGCTTCGGAGTTAGAGCGTATTCGTATCGATAACGACCCTGCTTGGGAGTTAGAGAAAGAAAGCGGTAGGCTTAACATACAACGTGCTATGCACTCTGATATCAACGATATCAATAAACTATTCGACCGTTGGAGTGAGGGAAACTCTGCCAACGATATCGAAGCGGTAATCCTAGTGGATACGTCGGGTAGTATGGGCGGTCGTATCTATAAAACTATGGAAACCGCATGGATATTGAAGCGCGGTATCGAGCGTATCAACGGTAGGGTAACGGTGTATAAGTTCAACCATGATAGCCGTATTATCTACAAAGCAGACGAGAAGGCTAAGGCCGACGAGTTTAGATTCGTAGATAGTAGTGGTAGCACTAACCCCTTCAAGGCGCTTATGGAAGCCGAGCGCGTTCTTAACTCAAGCCGTAAGAATATAAAGATATGCTTCATGATTACCGACGGCGAGTGGGATAGTACCGACGTTAATAATGGGATTATCTCACGCATGAACAACGCAGGTGTTCTTACAAGTGTCGTATTCCTTGGCAACTTAAACTATGTCAAAGAGCATGACCGCGAGCGCTACGAGGAATACTTAATAACCTTGCGCCATGGCGCTAAGTTCTTTCGTATCGTTGATGAAGCCAAAGATATTCTCGACGTAGCCAAAGACCTAGTTAAATCTCAAATGAGGTCGAGGCACTAATAAGGTTAGGCGCGGTGGGCTACCCCTTCCCCCCACCGCGCTTATCAACACAAACCCGCAAACGGAAGAAATCACAGAAGCAGGAAGTTATGGAAATAGAAATCACCGAGGAAACAAATATAGATTACAAAGTTCTATTAAAGGAAACGTTACTTAAACTCGTTGGCGCTACTGAAGCAAGCGACCACCCCCAAGCAGAATATCTGAACAACTTAGCGCTAACCGCTATTGACTACTCGTTCTATTTAGAGGATAATTCGAAGCAGTACCAAGTACGAAAGGGAAAATAAAATGGGTGCTATGAAAGACTTACTTATGTCAAGGCAATACGCAGACGTAGTAGAGAAATATCTACAAGGAGATTCAAACGCTATATATCTAATAGATACCGCTATTGGTGCGACGTTAGATATATGCGCCTTACGAACCGACGACGACCAAAGACTATCGGAGTTATTCGATTACCACGACGCACGCGGAGAAATTGATATGGCTATTGATAGTATTGAACCGCACGCAGAAGCGCTAGGATTAAGAGCGCCTATCTACGACGAAGCCGACGAACGTGACCTTGAAAACGGTTACGGAATAGACGGAGAGTGACCATGGCAACGTGTACATGGTGCGGTGATGAAATGGGCACTAGCAGGTGGGATAACCACAAGTGTATCGAGCCCGACGACGAGGAATAAATATAATATAGAAACCAAGCCCGACTACAAGAAAGAGGCAACGCATGAGTGCTGAGTACTACGACGAGTACGGCAACGAAATTATAGACGCTGAGATTATTAGCGAGAGCGACGACGCGGTAGAGGAATTACCGCCGTTATGGAACGAGGTTGGACATCACCTCAAAACTAGATTCGATAAACCAATACCCTTATCAATGATAGACCCTTGCTTAGAGGCTATCGAGAGAGCGAACAACGGTGAGTGGGATTCAATGATTACACTACCCGACGGCAACTTATACAAAGGAGAACCACAAGCCAGCGTTAGAACCATAGTGGATAGCCATGCGCTTCAACAATGGATAAAGAACCAAGAACTTATCACCATATCCGACGACGAAGGCAATATTGTGTGGCAAGGGTACGGAAAGAAAATAACCCTAGCCGAAGGTGTTGCGAGAGAGGAAGGTCAAGATGAGCAGTAAAAAGGATTACTGTTGTTGGGAGTTTGGTGGAGAGAGAAACCACCAGTACTCGTTGTGGTGTGAGTGCTGTACGGGTTGGTGTAAGACTTGCTCGTATCCTATTGGCTATAAATTAATTGAAAGTAGGTAAATCAAATGAGAGATAATGCAGGAAATGAGATTCTATACACTCCAGCAGAAGAACCAGCTCAACGCTGCGGCTGCGGAGATGCTTGCCCATGTAGCAAAGAGAGTTCAAATATAGATAACGGACTTCCTATTATAAGTAAGGAAAGAGAGTTACCGCTATGAAATGCTCAAAGTGTTTGGTCGAATACGACAACGGCGAGGTAATCGCCCCTATTGATGAGAGCGCTATTGACGAAGCAAGTGAAATGGGTGTAGCGTTCTGCGTAATGTGCGTGCCACCGAAAGGTGACCAAGCACCGTTCTAAGGAGAAAAAGTGCAGACGTTCTTACCGCTTCCTGACTTCAAAGAGAGCGCTCGAGTTCTTGACGATAAGAGATTAGGTAAGCAGAGAGTTGAAGCCTATCAAGTCATGCGTGTATTAGCGGGCATGACAAAAGGTTGGCGCAACCACCCCGCCGTTCTTATGTGGAGAGATTACGAGGGCGCGTTGTATGAGTACGGCCGATTAGTTTGTGTCGAGTGGCGCGAACGTGGCTTCAATGATTCCCTATTGGAAGCCTTCCCCAAAGATAAGGTAGTATTACCACCATGGCTAGGTTACGACGAGTTCCACACTTCGCACCAAGCCAACTTAGTCAGGAAATTACCCGAGCATTATCGTAAGTACTTTCCCGAAGTAGATGAACACTTGCCCTACTATTGGCCTACAAAGGAGACAACATGGCTAGAAAAATAGAAAGAACCTTCAAAGCAACGTTGATGAAAAATACCGTAAAAGGTGGCGCGTGGAAGGTTACATACACAATTACCGAAAGCCGTAGCAACGGTTTAGGCGGATATGATGAAATTGAAATTGATAACAACGTTACTGCGTGGGCTAATGCGAGCGCGGGAAAGAGATATATTAAAGAAAGAGTTCAGCAACTTACGCCAAGAAAGAGCGTAAAGCTCACTGTGGCCAATGAAGATGAGAACGGCAAACCGATTAAACTTCAAGGTACTTTAATATATAAGCAGGATATTTAAATGAGTAATCCAATTATCCCTGAACCTCTGTGGGATAGGCCGATGCCCAATATACCTGACGAAGAGATTTACGAAGACGACGACGATGAAGATTAGAGATGAAGTTATGGCGTTGTTTCTGCGTAGGAGAGCCGACAAAGCGTTTAAATTAGCCACTTGCTACACCTGCAATAGAACAATGCTTGTAACCAAAGAGAACCTTAGGGTGTATAACTACTGTTCCTCATGTAAATAGTCTTTTATCCAAAGCGTTTAGGGTCAGCCTCTACCCCTTAACGCAAGAAAGGCCACCTAGTTTCGGGTCTAGGTGGCCTTTCTGCTTAGTGCCCTGTTAAAGAGCGCCAAATATCTACGCTTATCCTGTTTGCTATGTATAGGGCAAATAGATTTAAAATAAGTTGCGGTAGTACTCCGTTAGTCTTTTTCTTTATTGGTGTTAAGACGGCCATTTTACGTTTCCATTAACTACGAATACTAACCCTAGAGAGTCTCCCTTGGATAGATAAACTTCGTTGATTCCTGTTTGCGCCCAACCCCACTCGTTAAATAAAGGTAGAACGCTGTGTCTTTTAATTAGAATAGCCCAATATGCTTCTGCTGGTGGCATGTCTTTGCATAGCTCCATCGAGGCATCTGGTCTGCCATTCACTCTACATACGACTGCATTTCCATATTTTTCGGTGCCTTCTATTTTATAATCCGCATTTTTTAATAGAACTAGGGCATTTGTATTGTCTGCCGCGGATATACAGCTCGAGCTCACCTGGTTGACGTTGTCATCTACATAAAGATTTATGCAGTTATCAGGCTTATTAACATAGAATAAGCCACCTACAATTAAAGCGATTCCCGCAAGAAACTTCATGCTTGTGGCACCTCGCAATAATCATTTGAGCAATACTTCTCACCAATTGCGTCCGCGGCCATACCAGCATAGACATCTGTGAAGTCAATAGGCAGTAATTTGAAAGTGTACTTTTCGTATTCTGCTTCTGTTATCTGTGTATATGGCATTTGCGGGTAAGTCTCGTTCCCCATGGGTAAGAAGGAAACGGTTTTGAGTTGCCCGTCAAACATGTGTAGAACTGTTCCTACGGCGTCTTTTTCAGTATTTGAATTAAAGGATACTGTAACGCTAACGCTGTTGTCTGACCAATGGCGCTGTGCAGTTGCCGCCAGTGACATCTTTTCGTAGATTGATACATCTTTTTCTGACCTTAGAGCATCTGATTTAATAGGGAAGTAGACAACGCTAGTAGTCTTAGGAGATTCCGAGGCCTTTTCTACTTTATAACCTGACGCTTTAAATAAAGGTAGCATTGGGTCTTCGTTGCTGAAACGAATAGCTCGCAAGAAGTATTGGCCGCCAGGAGTCCAGTGAACTCCAGGAGATTCTCCCGCTAATATAGAAACCGTGCCAGAAGGCTTGACTGTGGTTGTTTTAATTGATTCTCGAATGCCAAGCCACTCAGAGTAAACGCGGTCATAGTCCTGAATGACGGAATAACCCTCGTCCATCCACTCACGTAATACGGGAAGCCCTACGCGGTCTGCAAAATTAGCCACACCAGACATAGAGGTTCCAATACGACGATTGCGTTGCATGATTGCGTTAGTTTCTTCCCAGTGGGTAGGCAACAACGTAACAGTCTTAGCGTATAGGTAAGCAAACTTTAAAGTACGAAGATAATCTTCTTTAGATTCATGGCGGTTGAGATAGGTCTCTACCAAAGTACAGCACTCAAAGGATTCCAAAGATTGCTCAGCGCATGGATTGTAGCCCGCGGCTCTCCAGTCCTTGTTGTTGGCAGGGTCAGCCAAACGACCGTACTTGCGAGTAACATCCATCCAGATAACACCAGGCTCACCGTTCAAAGAAATGCCTGAAACTATGTGTTCTAAATTAGAACCAACGGATACTTCTACAGAGTTGTTGGACATCCAGGCCCAGCCAGGAGCTGCGGCATCGTACGAGTTACGTTCAGGGTATTTAGCGGGGTTCTTTAAATTAAGAAACTCTTGGTCATCAAGTCTTCCCATCAACAGCTCAGCTGAACGTCTCACATTGCCAGAGACTACGCAAACTCCAATTAGATTACCCAAATCGGCAATATCTACTCTTGTTAATTTAGAACCCGCCCTCTTTTTATTAAAGATGCGGCGAATATGATTGTGAAGCTTCTCAAGCGGCTCATGACCTGCAGCTGTGCCGCCAAAGGTTTTGATAGGGGTACCTGCTGGTCTTATCAGGGAGTAATCAAATACATAAATGGACTGTTCTGGTTTTAAGTAGGAGTTAATAAGCAGGCTAACTGACTCCACCCATCCCTCCCTGGTATCAGGAATCTGGATTGTTACCTCTGGGAGTTTTGGTTCATAAATTAAAAAGTCTTTGTCCGCACCCTTGTCATCAAAGCCGACTCCAACGCCCAACATTGATGCTTCCATGAGGAAAGCAAATGGTTTAGCGGGGTCTAACTTAGTCATGCTAGAGGTAGACACGAAAGCACAGTTCTGTAAAGCCGCGGAGTTCTTGAGCTCATTCACCAGCGGAGTTCCCATAACCCACAGCCCACGTCCAGGCGGGGTCCACTTTAAATTAAATAGGCGGTCAAACGCTTCTTTGGCGGAAGACTGCGCCTTGGCGTCATTCCATGGAAGGCGGCTAGTTTTAGCGTGGTCCTTCTGAAGTGAGTACATGCCCTCGATTACTCGTTGGCAAACATCTACCCAAGTCTCTTTGGTGCCGTCCTCTTTTAGTCGGGAGTAGGTGCGAAGGAAAGTAATCTCTCCTACCGAGTTACCTGCCGCATCTTTATAACCCCAAGGTACTTTCTTACTGCGATAGTCCTTTAGGAAATCTTCTGCTAGTCGGAAACTCAGTGCCATATTTTTTCTCCCTTATCTAAAAAGTTAATTCTACTAGTGCGTTACAGTGCTTGGGAAACTATGCTGTTTCAGGGTCTTGCATGGTTCTCTTATATGATAATAAGAAAGCCTTACTCTTCGATGGCACCCTTGATTATTTGAGTGGTTTGCTCCTCATTTAACCCGCCATTTGGCAACTCTCTAAGTGCTTGAGCCTTGTCTCCGAAGATAGAACTTAGCACACCAGCGCTGCCTTGTCGCTCTACCGTCATGCGAATAAACTCACGAGAATCGTCCAATTCTTTTGTTGTTTTGATTAATTTAAACAGGCGGTCTATCTCCTGAGAAACGTTAGGGTCAGCATATCCACCATTCATTTCTTCAGCAAAACGCATAAAAGCAACTCTTTGGCCCTGCATTTCTATAACAGCATTAATTAAAGCCTTAAGTTGTTCTTTACTCTTTACCTCTACTGGTAACTTAAAAGCACACATAGATTGAGGTTTAAAAGCGGGGCAGTTAGCGGCTACAAAACAGGTGTCACATGCCCTAAGTGAAGTGCTATGGGATGAAACTGTGGTGACATCTTTAATGACGCCATCGGCATCAATTTCACTCTTTGTATCAAATCCAAAGACGGGAAGATTGGCGTATTCGTCAGCATTTCGTGGTTCAAGTTTCCGTGTATGAATACCCTTATTATCATATACGGCAGGTGGGGTTTCCCCACTTTGCTCCACTTCTCTCCCCTCACTATTATCATATAACAGCGGGTCATCTGGGCTATTGGTCATCTTGTTCATCCTTATCTCGAACTGCTCATAAGACCACACCGCTAACTTACAGACTTCCTGCGGGTCATCCTCGATTATCTTATCAATGTCCAAGCCAGCCTTTTCGTAGATTGCCTTGTACCTTGGGCGTGCTTGTTCCTTCATCTTCTTTGGATAACGAACTAGTCTAGTGCCATCCCAAATGATTGTTTCACCGTGCATCATCGGTGAAAGCCACGATAAGGTGCTGGCACTTTCAAATATAATAGAACGCAGGTTGTCAGGTTTGGCACACCCTAATGCATGCCACCTGGTCCCTTCCCGCTTGCTGTGTAGGCGGGTAGCGCTGGCAAGTCTGCTATCTATCTCAATAGCGTCTCCTGGGATAGCGATGTCCAAATAGTAGTCAACTAGCCTTTGAAGCCCATTTAAATCGGTCTGTGGTTGCCATACAGGAATGAACTTACCTGGTGGTAGCTCGGACCATACCTTCTGTCTGTGGCTCTCTACCCAAGCTGGGTCAATGGTGGGGCTGTTAATCTCAAATACGGTATTGAGCCTATCTATATTAACGGCTACGAAATGTTCGTACCCTGCGGCAAACTCTTCGAGCTCATCAGCTGACAGCTTCAGGGTTTTAGGTAAGCCTGGGTGTACATAAATATAGAAATCTTTATTAAAGTAGTTTTCTAATAGATACTCTTTGGTCTTAGGTAGACCTCGGCTCACCAGGCGATGGTAGCTGACGCCAACGTGGTTGGCGGTTGTCTCTTCAAGAATTACTCTATTTGAAGGTACCTCAGCGCCTAAATAGACAATTTTCACTTACGCTTGCTCCAGGTGATTCCACACTTGGAGCATAAATATGCTTCTCCGCTAACGTAATCTAATACATTACCATCGCATCCACGAGGGCAGGTTATCTTTTCACTCATAGCCGTGGGTCCTCCTTGAAGGCATCCTGTTGTTTTTCAATCTCTTCTACGATTTCAGACCAGGCTTTGACACCCTTACGGCTGTCAGGCCTGAACTCTTCTCTTATGTACAACGGCTGTAAAAATACCAAAGTCGTCATACCAATTTCAAGTAACTGGGTCACTAATTCTGGGTCGGATGTTATTACATACTCTACAGGGCCCTGAGACCTTACCCACTCAACCTGTCTTAGTTTTGGGTTATCGCCAATGGAAGGAACTTTTTTGTAATCAATTAAATCATCAAAGTTATTGATACGCTGTTGGCGTAGCCAATGGTCGTCTTTATCTACGTCTTCACATAGAACAAGAACGCGATGTTTTTCTTTTAAACTTCTGTACAGCGCCATACCATTTGGGATGGGGGCGCTTTTATCATTTCTTAGTACGCCGTCTAAAAATACTAATATTGCCACAGATAGACCCTATCACTTGTAGTGTGTAGCCGCTCTCCTTATCAGAGTGCTAGTCGATGGCAATTCCATGCCATACGTTTGTGCTTCAAACTCTTTTTTGGTTTTTGCTGAAATTTCTTTTAGTTGCTTTAACGCTTGTACAACTCCAGATGCTTTTCCAGCTTGCCAACGATAATTATATACATCAGCGTATCCTTGTCCAGAGGCGCTAAATGCGTATTTGCGGCCATGGTGGATATCTTCAAATAAAGCAGCGCCCTGTTCTACCGCAAGCTTTAATGCAGCTTCCGCATTGCGCCTTGCAACATCAGTTGTTGCTGCCCCTACTGTTGTTAAGGCGTCAGAATATCTAGACAAAATGTCAACTGCCATAGACTTATCCTGTTCTACCTTTCTATTCCATATTTGATTCTGCGGAACTCCGCGAACCTCTGGCATCACAGTCCAATCATCGTTTGTCAAGCTATAGGCTGCATACGGTTTTATGGAACGGATGTCAGACTGTACATTAACATAGAATGTCAATTCAAATACATCTAGAAAATTTGATGTCGCCTGGTGGAGGGTTTGGAATCCCTCGTTAAACATCTGGGAAATCTCTTTATCGCTAAGCCCTTTGTATTTAGGATTAGACTGTCTAAACATTAAATAGTTAATTCCAATTAAACAATCAAGGTCCGCTGGTTTGCGAGCTGCTGACCACTGGTAGCTTACAGCTGAGCCAGCTAGCCAAACATGTGCGTAGGCCTCTGGGTTATAAAAGCTCTGCTTTAAATGGTCAAATAGGATTCTTAAAATTAAAGAACGGATATGAGGAACAATCTTGCCGTTCCTAAACAACCTAGGGTCAAGCCCAGCTCCAGGGGTGCTGAAGTATGAGGTTTCTGACGGCGTTAGGGCAACTGGTTGTGCTTGCCGTACAAGCGCGTCGTAATAACTCATTTAGGTATTATAGTTCTTTTTCCCGCCGCTCTTTGTGCATAACATCCGTATCGAGGTTGAATTTGCTTGGATGTTCCGCTTTATCTGTCTTTATTGGTGTCATATAGCCACATTGACTATGAGCATTAATAAATTGTTGTGCCCACATCATGACCATTGACTCATTCTCTTCAACTTCTGCTTGAAAAGATGCCACGCATACGCATGTCATTTCTACGAACGCCATAGGACCCGCCCCCTTGTAGTGTATTTACAGTATACTCCTGCGGTACAGGCTAAATACGGGCTTACTGTTCGTCAGAAATCAGCGGTTTGATTAAATCTAGGACCTGATAGGCAATTGCCGACTGGTTCATGCTGTCCACAATGTCCTGACACCCGTGTTTGATGTCGTCTAGGGTTGCCTGACGGTCAACGGTTAGGGTGGTTGCTAGGTCTGCTGTAGCGTACCAATCACCAGTAGGCTTTTTTACAATAATAAAGGCAGTGATACCGCCGTTTTCTTCTGTTGGCTGGTTTTCTGCAATACCTTCTGGAATAACTACTGCGTCTTCTACTACTTCTTCGCTCATTTATATAGTCCTTTGCTTTCGTTGAACTTCTTCATGTTGTATGACTTAACAGGGCAGAAATCACACAAGTGCATCTTTGGCATCTTACTTGAATCAAGCCCAGCTTCCCTGCGGTCTTTTGCTGTGTCTGGTTTTAACAATTTCTTGTCTGACTTGTAGTCAGAACACTGACCTTGTGGACGATTATGTTCCGCATAACAACGCATGGCGTCTGAGGAGTAATTATCCTTGGTGTCATAGAAGTTTGTACCAAATACATCTAAGCCTGGTGAACCTTTTTGGAATTGTTCAGTAATTTGTCGTTTTCCATCTGGGTGTTGCCAAATAACTAAATCAGCATCAGCCAGGGTGCCCTTGTGGGAAGGTCCGTGTTTTTCCACTACAGCATTTAAGAATGGATTACGGTTTTGGTCATGACCTGGTCTATCTGTAAATGGGAATCGGTCATCGTATGGAATTTCTTCTACCGACTTGCATGTAAAACAGGCAAGCAGAAGAACTTTTGGCCGCTTATCAGGCGGAGTATCTTTATTTAGATAGGAAAGGTCAAGTACCATGTGGTCAGCCTACCACACACTTTCAAATTGTCTACTTACCCCTGGCTTTTTTTATTTGGGCGTTTCTTGCCGCAATAGCCTCTGGAGTATCTTTACGTTTAGCTGAGCGTACTTGGTCTACGTTCAGCGCCGTGGCTACTGCCTTGACTGGGCTCGATGCTGTTGATTTTTTTGAGGGACCCATAGCATCACTAATAAGCCTATGCTGTAGATGGCTTTTCATGGGTGCTTTTTCGTGTGGCTTTCTTGTTGCCGCTTTTGGTACAGAAAACATGCCTCCGCTATGTATGGCAAGCCCTTCTACGTAATTAGGGTGCTCTTTATCTGCGGAGGCGCTCAGTAATGCCCTGTGAGACGGTGACTCTTTATCAAATTTGATGTATTGGTGTTCTTTGGGATTCATAGCAGGAACTGCCGATATCTTTATTTCACCTTTTTCATCTCTTGTTCCAGAGAACTGTAGCTCGCTAGGGTTCACTTCTTATTCCTTAATTTATTAACTGCAGCCATGCCGCCTTTATCAAATGCGGCTTCTTCTGCTTGATGGGCTTCTTGACGTGCTCGTGCTGCATAAAAATCATCTGGACTTACATGTGCGCCCATACCAATAGGTGTAGGCCATGGCCCACCTTGTCTTTTAGTATCGTTGTCTCGGCGCTGTGGCATTATTTTTTAACTTCTACGTGTCCGCCAGAGTCACGTGGTGTTTGACGTTCTTTTGAAGGCGAGCGCTTTTCTCCAGTAGAACTTGTGTAAACAGCTTCTGGGTCACCTGCAGCGTAGCGACGACGTTGTGCTTGCTCTGGGCTATCACTGTTAACTTTTACGGAAGCGCGAAGTAACCCAAGCATTGTGTCTTTGTGCGCTTTAATCGATGACTCCGTTGCCTTTGATTGGCGACGTGCATCCATTTCTCTACGGATGCCTTTAATCATTAGTTACCCGCTGGGTTTACTTTAGAAGTCTCTTCTGAATTAATAAATCCATAGTTCATATATGGATGTAGGTCTGCACGATTCTGTACTACAAGCTGGTCACCCATGCCTGGTTGAACTGTGGTATTTGGACGACGCTTACGATATTTGCCGTCTGTTGCGCCCTCGTTCATGTCACCATTGAGGGAACGTGATTGATTAACTGCCATTATGCCATCCGTCCTTTAACTAGTCTTGATGCCTTACGTCTAGTACAACTTGGGCACAGACTCTGGTCTTTCAACGATTGTACTGGGTTCATTGAAATACCACATGCCTTACAGGCCTTAGTGCCGTTATAAATGGTCTCCAAACTGACGTCTGTAGCCCCAGCCATGCCTTCGCCAGTGCTGTCTGTAAATAATCCTGGGTCTTTCATACCGAACCTCCTAGGGTGTTGCGGCTAGTAGATTGTGGAGTGTTAGGTGTGTTGGAGAAGTCTGACTCCACACGCTGACCTGCTTGGTTTCCACTTCTACCTGGTAGGTCAATAATATCTTCAATACCTATTTCTTCTGTAACAAATCCGTATCTGTCAGGGAATAGATTAACTTGTGGAAGGTTAGGACGCACATACTCTTGAATTTCTTCGCTAGTCATAGTCCAAGTGGCAAGCGCTTGATTAAGTAAGCGGTCTTGGTTAGATTGAAAAGGTCCTAGATAATCTTGTGGGGGAAACGCAGCTTCTATTGGCGTGTGATAAGGCTTGCGGCCATCATCTTGCCATGGCTTGCGACCATAGGTACCGTCTGCGTATTTACCTGGCATCTTTTACTTCCACTGTGGACGCATACGAGACATTTGCTCTACGCGTACCTTGTTAATGTTGTATGGGGAATCGCTTCTTACTGATGGGCCAGCCTTACCGTCATTTGGTAAGTGTGGTGCTGGAACTAGTGTTGTTACTTCTACGTTTCTCTTTATACGATAAACGTTTCCGTCTTTAACAGCTTTCATTTGACGCTCAATACCACGCATGTTATCTAAACCTGCAGGGTAATAGTAATCAGACTGGTCAATGCGCTCACCGCGGTGAACACCGCGTTGGTATGAGCGCTGACCTATTCTAACTTTAAGTGAGTCTGATACTCGCTCTGACTGACCGTTAGGACGGCCACGGTCATCGCGACGTGTACGTATCGTTCCTAAGTAACCGTCTGGATACTCAGCTTGTGGTACACGACCAACGCCAAGGCGCAGGAAGTCGAGCTCTGAACGAGCGACAGGGGTTCCACCTCCACCATAATTGGTGTAGGTGCCCTGCATGCCAGCAGCGCCTAAGTTTTGCGTATTTTGATGTGGTGCACCCATACGTCAATGATACGCCTGTAAAACTATAGGGTCGCTGTAAACTCTTTGCCTTCGTATACAGCCCAGCCGTCCATAATATGGATAGGTTGCAGGGTAAATGACTCATCTGCTCTAACCCAGCCAATCATGACTCCTTGTTGCCAATCTTCCCAGTGTTTTACTGGTCGACCGTTATCGTTAAGTCCAGAACCATAGGAAGGAACTGCGCCATCGATACGGCATAGGCATCCAGGACTTGCAGACACACTGCGGATAGGACCATCTTGGTCATGCACAGTTTTGTACTGCATTTCTTGTCTGTGGACGTGTCCAAACACTGTTGAGATGTGTGGGTTCTTATTTATATAAGCGCTGGCAGTTGAGCCACCTGAACGAACGGTGGTGCCATGAATAGCACGAAGGTATTTGGTAACCCAATACTCTCCTGCTGGATAGGCGCCAATATATTCCACCTTAATATCATCTAAACGTAGAAGGTATGGGATGGACATAACAGGCCAGTCTTCTGGCTTAGCTCCCGCTCTTTTAATACCTTTAGAAGCCATAGCATTTGCAACAACATATCGTTGCATGCGGCAGTCGTGATTACCTTCAAGCATAACAATCTTTGCGTCAGGACATGTGGCACGCTGCTTTGCTAATAAATTATGGCCGTAATCAATTGCTGGTTGAACAGTGTGAGCAAACATTTCTTCTTGTGCGTACTTGCCCATTGTTGGTAGGTCTAGGTAATCACCAAGATGAATAATTTCGTCAACACCATATTTATCTTCTAAATAAGCAAGTAATTGGAAGTGTACGTCAATTGCTGCGTCATCATGGAATGGGTCTAGTGTCCCGTCTTCATACTTACGGTACCCAATCTGTGGGTCTGGCACGAACATAATTAAACGTGTGCCGTCTTTCTTCCCTTTACGTTCTTTATAAGTTGCTGGCTTAATTACTGTTGGTTTTGCTGGTTGTATTGGTGGCCAAGCCCAGTCACCAGTTGCTGTGGAAACTTCTAGAGCCTGGTCTAGTATGTCCCCTAACGATAGTTTTGTCATTAATTCAATTCTTTCTCTTGTTTAAAGCATGAGCACTTTTTCCTGAAGTGCATGTAGAAAGTGGTTTTTTCTAGTGGAATTTCTGGGTACACTTCTTTGATAGCAAAAAAGTAATTAGATATATCTACTAGAATTTTTGGACCACTAAAAGCTTTATACATGCGGTCAACTGTATCTTTATCAATAGTTTCTAACCATCTACCGCAGATGCATAGACCTGCGCTTCTACGTCTTTTTGGATTTGCTTCTAACTCAGATAGCAAATCGCCAAGACTCTTTTTGTCCGATGTTTTCGGCACTACAAGTTCCTTTCATCCCGTCTTGCACTTCGACTTAAGCGTATCATAAAGATTCGGTAAGTAAATGTAAAGTAACCCCCTGCAAAAATATTTTGCAGGGGGCTTTGTACAAGAAGGGGGAGTCGTACTATAACAGTCTTACTGTCATATTGCAAGGTTGTTGTACAACAATGGACATCTATGTACAACCATGGACAACTATTCTATTTCAATAGTTTTAGCTTTCTTAGCCTCTGGGATAATGCGCTCCAGGGCTATGGTTAGAAAACCGTCCTCCAGCTTTGCTCCTTTGACAACCACGTCGTCTGATACAGCGAAGCGTTGTAAGAAAGTGCGGCCAGCGATGCCTTTGTAGGCATAGGTTGCGGAGTCATCATCAGCTCTTTCTCCGCTGACTGATATGACATTTTCTTTGTACTCTATATTAATTTCTGACCTTTTAAAGCCCGCAACGGCAATCTGAATCTCAGCTTTGTCATCGGGTAGGGTCACGATGTTGTAAGGCGGGTATGTTGATTTAACCCTGAGGTCCTCTAACTGTCTAAACATATCTAAATGTCTATCAAAACCAAAGGTCCACGGTTGCAACATACTATTTAATGTTGCAAATGGGTCCTGGGTTTGAGGAAAGATTTCCTTGTTATAGTTTATTTTTGGGGCGTCGTTTCCGCGCCATTGAATTGGGTAGCCTGAAGCCATAATATATCTCCTTTAGACGATATAACTTTTTGTGACCCTCGTTGTTGAGCAGTCATCAGTAGTATATAACAATCTAAATTAAAATATATTCCTATAAATGCCAAAGGCCCCTTGCGGGGCCCTTGCGCTATTTAGTTTTAATTGCCGTGCGACCCGCCGCCGTCCTGAAAGTTAGGACGCTGACGACGAACTGCTGGTGAGAACATACGGCCGTTTGCCTGTGTTGCTCCAGCTTCTGGTGCTACGGTCTTCTGGAACTTTACGCGAATGCCATAACGTGCACCACCACGAGCAAGTTTGCCCATGATGTTTGAACGTGCTGGCTTTGGTTGCTTGTATGGGTCGCCAGCCTGAGCTCCACCTTTTTTAACAAGTGTGCCTTTTACAGGCTTTGCAACCTGAGGTTTAGCTCCTGCAGCGTTTTTTGGGTCAGTTGATGTAGGACCCAATGGTGCTGGGTTCTTACTAGAATCTTTTTTCATTTATTTTCCTTTGGCCAAGGGTTTAAATAAGGGTAGCCTTATTACTGGATAAATACAGGGTTAACTTGCCTTTACTTCAAAGACAATTGCAGAAATCTGACCATCATGGCTCTCGATGCTTGAAAAGCCTGGAACGCAAATAAGGTCAAGACCGCGGGGAGCGGTATAACCGCGAGCAATAGCGATAGCCTTTACAGCTTGATTAACTGCGCCTGCACCAACAGCACGAATCTTGCAATTGCGTGTCTCATAGATACTGTGGGCGATTGCTGATGCCACAGCCTGTGGATTGGACCCAGCGCTAACACGCAGGATTTGTTCTTGGGGTTGTTCGGACATGTGTACCTCGGTTTACGAATAGTGGGGCTCCCGTAAGTACAATTATGAAGTCTAAATTAGATTTGGTCTGTCTAAAGGGGTGGGCGCCCTGCCGTAGGTACCGCAGCTGCTGCACTCCATGTCCAAGAAATACTGGGCTATCTCATAGTCTTGAAAGGACGCTTTAATATTCCAAATACTGGATTGGCAAATAGGGCATTCATGAAGGACCTCGTCTGCGTAGTCCATAGACCCGCTGTAATCAGGCTTTAGTTCTCTAATGTTTCTTGTCACAGGCGATTGTTCCAAAATTAGATAGGACGTTATTGGCTATCTCTATGTAAATATGAGCGTTCACTATAAGGTCCTCTGGATGGTGTAGCTCGCCTGCTTTTCCTGGCCAATTACTTTTTAAATAATCATGTAAACCAGGGGTCAGTTTGCTCATGAACTCATCGATTGTAAGGTATCCATGAGCTCTTAAATGTTTATTATCCATTGTCTTTCTTTTGCTCTAGGATTAAGAAGGGGCCTGAAGTATACACATCTAAGTCTTCTGCTATCTGCAGCGCTTTTTCAATAGGCGCACCCGCATGAAGAGCTCCTAATGCATACCCTGAACCATTACCAACGCCGTAGAAACCTGTCTCTGCTTGACAGACTGATAGGTCTTCGCTGACATCAAATATCTCACCATTAACAGCAATTAAGAAATGAAAACGTTGTCCTTTGTCATTCTTTGGACGCTCTTCATCAAAGTTATATCCATTGTTCTTTAAACAATCTCTTAAAGATGGAATTAATTTAGATATAACAAAGTGGTATGTGTCAGTCTTGTCTTTGGCGGTCATCTTTGGGGGTTTCCACAGATGCTGGGCAATATCACATGCTCCAACCTCACCTGCACCAGCTAACAACACGCCGTTTGCCAACTGAGATATCTTTACCATGTTCTTATGTCTGAAGATACGACCATCATCATCTGTTACTTGATTATCCGCACCTAAAACACACTTGTTTCTATGTTGTACGCCAACAATCGTTGTCATTTATCTTTCCCTAAAGTCCGCGCCTTGTAACTTATCATACACTTCTTTTTCGTAAGCCAATCCATGCATTCCCGCCACCAAGCGGGCTAACGCGTATGAATCTGCGGCGTTATCGTCAGTAAATTCTACTCCCCACTTCTTATAGATGTAAAGGAGCATCTGGGCCTTTTGTACGCCTGTGCCCTTGCCTGTCACATACTTCTTTAAGCTTGTAGGGGGGACTAACATCGGATAGTACCCAGCATCCTTGCATACAAGCTTGACCATCCCACCCAGCTCACCTAGGTGAAACACCTTGCCCATACCCGCGTAAGCGTAATCTTCCATAGCAATATCATCTATGGGAAATGGGGAAGAATCTATTTGTTCTTTTAAAAATGCGCGAATCTCTGCAAGCCTGTCAATGCCTCTGAGTTCCGATTTAAAGACAGTTGTCTGATATGTCCCATTTGTTGAAAACAACGTGCAAGCAAAACCGCTGTAAGACTGGTCAATACCCATGTACAAACGGCTACTGCCTGGAACGGACAACTTACCTTCAAATTTTTTTATGGTCATGGGATAAATCTATTTCCAAATCCAGACCGACTGTTAGACGTACGTCTTGTTAACTCCCTGCTAGTAAGCGAGTAGTACCGCTCTAAATTTTCTAACGCTGTCTCTAACAGCTTACGATATGCGTGGGCATAGTTCTTGGCCTTTTCTAAAACTAATACGTGGTCATCTGTTGACACTGATGCCTTTAACATGACTGCTTTCTCTGTGGTTTTACCAGTAGTTTTAGTAAGCAACCCTCTGGCTACTTCTATCTCATAATCGTTAGTAGCCTCAAGCTCAGCTAAGGATGCACAAGCTACTTGAGTTCTAAGGAAGTTTAGATTCTCCATGTATTTGGCAGCCATAATCATCAAGTCTTGGTCATCAACAAGGGTGATATCTTCTGGAAATGCTGGCGGGTCAATGTTCATGTTTCTTTTTATTGGCAGTCCTTGTGCCTCTAGTTGTTGAAGAACCAACTCACTGATGCCCGTTGCTACTAGTTCACTCATTGTAACCTCCGCACTTTGTACATCCGCCCCATTTATCTAAGTTACATGGGGGAGGGGTGTTGTTATTGATAGCTTCGACAATCATAGCTGCTGCCTCAAACAAAGGGGCAATAGCAAAATCTGTTTTAGGTACAACAAACTCTTTTACATCCTGTGTTGCTTTGTTCTCATATATAAGAACAGCTTCTCTTGGATAATTTTCATACTCTAATAACTCTGCAAGCTTCATATATATTTGAACTTGAGTTACGTGCTTAGCAAAAGGGGCTTTAATCTCTGGCCAAACCTTTTCCATAGTCCCAAACTCTGCGGCTAACTCTGGGTTTTCCCACCGTATAGTTCCAAAGCCAATTGACTTTACTTCTAACATGAGTGGGTCACCAAAGTTTGTAAGCCAACCATCAGCGTGACCAAAGATGCGAAGTGGTTCATAGAACAGCGGGACCTCTTTGTATTCTAATGGTCCCTCATGGCAATCGGAACCGCCCCAGAAATACTCATCACACTCTTTGCAGTACCACTTGCCATATAAGTTTCCCATTTCTTGAAACCAACGTTGCCACTTAGCATGGATGCCGTGACCTTCTGCAAATACTGATTGAAGTCGCAAGCTATTACGACGTGAACTTTCTAGTGGTTGGTGCCCTTTTAATTGAAAATAGGATGCTCTGTGGCACCACTCATCGCCTGCCATCTCTGATGGATGTAGGACATCTGTGCGTCTACTTTTGTCTGTTGGCTTAGATAAAACGTAACGTTCTACTGAACCTAAGACGCGGGAAGGTTTTTTGCCTGCATCTAAAAATGATTTCAATGCCCCCGTTGGCTTGTACTTTTCTGTCATACGGATACCGTATCACACGTCTTCAGTAAGTATCCACTCCTCAAGTGACTTGCCCTGTTTTTTAGCTTTACGCTTAAGCGCGTTACGCTCACGATGCGACATGCCGCCCCATATGCCGTGCTGTTCTTCCATAGCCTCTGCATAGAGCAAACAATCTTTACGCACGGGACACTCAGGTAACCCGTCTCGTCCAAAGCATACGCCTTTGGATACGGTTGCAATTTTTTTATACTTAGCTTTATCTCTGGGAGGAAACCAGAGCTCTGTGTCCATCCCCCGACACTTCGCTTGATGGCGCCAGCCCTCTAAGTGGCCGATGTCTTCGAACAACTACACTCCTGAAGTTTCTGGCGTAGTTCTAGAAAATCATCCTCCAACAACATTACGTAGTTTTCATCGTTGAGACTGAAACCAAGTACAGGAGTGCGACTGTCAAGGATAGCTTCCTTAACAATCTTTTCTAGAACCGTGGCCTTGATAGTCACGGTGGCTTTGCCAGTCCACTTGTGTTCTATTAACAAGTCCTTAGACCGAACATCACCCTTACGACTCCAAAACGCTCCGCTACCTGCGTTTCGTTTGCCATTTATTTTTTTGGCAAGTCGTTCCTCGTGTCTCTTCGACTCCTTCTGACCCTTACTCTTCATCCTCGGCTACCAGTTTGGAGCCTTGTTTGATAGAAGCAAGAACGTCACTTTCGAGTGTCTCCTTTAAATCAACTTCTTCCCGTATAGAATCAAGCATAGCATCGGAGCCTTGCCACTGTCTATCCGCGTAACGGTAGTAGGCACCTGCTCTAGTTATCACTTTATTGACAATTCCAATAGCTAAGATTTCCTTAGCAAAATCGATGTCTCCAGCCAATAAACCGTTGCCTTTTGCAAAATAAAAGTCAAAAGTAGCCACCTGGGATGGTGGGGCTGACTTGTTTTTTAATACTCGTACCTTAATGCCCTGACCTACACGGCGCTTATCTTGGCCAGTCCCTACCTCAATCCACTCATCTCTGCGAACCTCGCAGCGGGTGAAGAAAGCGTAGTCCTTACCTAGCCCACCTGGGGTGGTGCGTGGGTCACCGTACATAACGCCAATTTTGGAGCGCCACTGGTTAATAACAATTCCTATGAATGGACGTTCTGGTTCCACCAAAGAACGTTTAGATGCTTTGCCCACTTTACGGAAGAACTTGTTAGTAAGAAGTGCTCCACGACCTACAGTAGATTCCTCCATCTCCTTATCGTCTTCTGTTGTAGGGACCAAGGCAGGTAAAGAATCAATAACAATACAATCGACCGCTTTACTTTCTGTAATCTGGATGACAGACTCATATGCTTCCTCCATAACATTTGTTGAAACTACATATACTCTGCTGGAATCTACTCCGCACATCTCTGCATAGCTAGGAACCCACTGCTCTGCTGCTACCCAAACAGTAGTAAAGTCGGGGTTTTTCTTTTGATTAGCCGCAATAGTCTTTAGTGCTATTGCTGTTTTTCCGTTGCTTGCTTCTCCAATAATTTCGTGCCATTGATTAACAGGCCAACCACCGCCTAAGGCAACATCTAAACTTACTGAACCACTTGTGTAACGCTGTGAGACATCAGTTCTAATCTCAGAACCAAGAATGATTGTGTCATCGCCATATTTTTTATTTATCTTTTGTAATACTTTTACTAATTCTGCATTCATTAAATTTTCCCTATGATTGTGGTTGGGTTATATCCGCCTGTATCTATCTGTCGTGCTGGTTGAGCTGGCCCTGCTCCTGCTTGACCAGTCGTTACTCCACGCACTCCAGTACCCGATTGTACTATTGGATACCCGCAATCGTAACAACGCTTTCTAGACTCAGGGGTGGCACCGCCGTAGTTTGAACTACCGCATCCAGGGCAACGTTCTGCTGTAGGGGTTATCTGTTGGGAAGGTGGATACTGCGGTTGCTGTGGTTGTGCATAGGTTGCTGGCTGAGGCTGTACAACACCTTGTCTTTGAGGTTGCTGAGGTGCTGGAGCTCCTAGCTTTTGCGCCCACCAAGAACTACTCATCAAAACCCTCCAACTTTTTAAACTCTAAACTGGTATTAGAAACATTCCCTGGTTGTATTAAACCAAGATTTACTCCTGAAGACAAGCCCCCTAAAAGGGAAGAAAAAGCAACCATTTTGTACATCATGTGCATCATGTCTTGCTCGCGTTCCATTTCCCTAACATTATCTGGGTCTCGTTTTTTAATCTCATCAAGTTGAACGCTGGTTATCACGTCAGCTGTCATCTCAGATACCATGTCTATAAATGGAAGTAGGTATTCTATTTGGTCTAATCTCTTTTCGCTTTCATTAAACTCATGTTCATCTCCTTCTTCACTTACAGGAGTCATGCCTAATATTTTTGCAATAGTGTTTGGTTCTTCTGCTAAATCTGTATCATATAAAAACCAACGCATCAGGGTACCTATAGGTATCTCGTTATTAATAGTTTCAAATTCTATATTTAAGGGCTTCTTCTTTTTAAACGGCCACATTATTTTGCCTCGCCCCATCTCTGAACTGTTGTAATGTCAGCAATAAGAGGAACCTCAAGAAGCTGTATACCTTCCATAGCTTCCCTAATTGCCGCTGCTGTCTCTTCAGCAAGACTGTTAGGTGTCAAGGTAACCAACTCATCATGCACGGTTAACAATATGCTGGCTTCCTTTGGAATAAGATTATGTGCTCTAATCATAGCAAGCTTCATGATGTCTGCAGCAGAGCCTTGAATTCGTGTGTTGAACGCCTGTCTTTCTGCACTACCACGCTTTATAAAGTCGCTAGAGTTAATGTCTGGAATGTACCTTTTGCGACCCATGATGGTGGTCACGTACTTTTTAACCTTGGTAGCTCCTACGACCTTTATTCTATAGGAGTTAACAGCACTAAACTTAGAAGCAAAGTCTCCTAAAAGTGTTCTAGCCTCTGTGACTGAGCAACCAATAGACCTGGCAATCTTATCGGGGCCTACACCATACGCCATAGAAAGAACAAGGACCTTGCCTGCCTGACGATTAACCCCCATAACATCTCCTACAGTTGTATAGATGTCTTGACCTTCTAGGTAGTTTTTCATCATGGTCTTGTCTTTAGACATAGACGCAATGATACGAGGTTCAATCTGAGAGTAGTCAGCAACCACTAACTTATAGCCCTCTGGGGCATAAAATAGATTACGAATAGCTTTGCCGTTGTCGCTAGCAGACGGATTAGGTATGTTCTGTAGGTTTGGATTACGGCTAGAAAAACGGCCAGTCTCAGCCCCATGTTGAACAAAGTCAGCGTGCACGCGGCCACTAACTAAAAGACTTTCTTTGTATTCTACTTTAGACTTGCCGCTGACAGTTCGTACAACATCGCCTCCAAGGTATGGCACAACGTATGTGCTAAGCAATTTATTTAGGTCAGCGTACTCAAGCAAAGCATGAACCATCGGGTCTTTCTCACGATAGGGCTCTAAAGCTTCTGCTGATACTGAGTAGTCCATGTAGT